ATGGGAGCGGCCGCCGCAGGCGCGCGCCCGCCGGGCCTGAGCATGCCGGCGCCACCTTCCGCCCCCGTGCTGGCCGGCCGCGTGGCCCTGGTCACCGGCGCGGCGCAGGGGCTGGGCCTGGCCATGGCCCATGCGCTGGGACAGGCCGGTGCGCGCGTGCTGATGGCCGACGCGCAGGCGGCGGTGCACGACGCTGCCGCACCACTGCGGGCCGAAGGGCTGGAGGTGCGGGCCGTGGTGGCCGACGTCGCGGCGGAGGCCGGCTGGCAGCAGATGCTGCAGGCCGGCTGCGACGCGTGGGGCTTCGTCGACGTGCTCGTCAACAACGCGGCGCGCACCGTCTCCACTCCGCTGTGGGACATCGCGGTGGAGGAATGGGACGCCCTCATGGCCGTCAACCTGCGCGGCTGCTTCCTGGGTTGCCGTGCCTTGGGTGCGCACATGCGCTTGCGGGGGCAGGGCGGTCGGATCATCAACCTGGCGTCGCTCGCCGGTCAGCAGGCGAGCGCGGCCACGGGCCTCCATTACGCCGCCTCCAAGGCCGGCATCCTGGCGCTCACGCGCGGCTTGGCCACGGAACTGGCGGCCGACCGGATCACCGTCAATGCCTTGGCCCCGGCGGCCATCCGCAGTCCGGCGCTGGAGGCCCTGGCGCCCGACCGGCAGGAAGGACTGTTGAGCGCCATTCCCCTGGGCCGTTTCGGCGAGCCCGAGGAGGTCGCCGCGGCGGCGGTCTTTCTGGCATCGGACGCGGGGGCCTTCATCACGGGCGCGACGCTGGACATCAATGGCGGGCGGCTGATGCGTTGATGGCCCATTGCGCGACACACGGTCTTCCTTCACCGGACACCCATCGGCGTGCAGCCGGCGAACGGCTCGCGTGGGCGAGGTGATGGGCACGCCCGGCGCCGACAGCCGAAGGCAGGCCTGCCGGCTATGCTCGGCGGCAGGGATCCGGCATGCGCTGGCCGGCGGGTGGGGGCGTGATGGGGCGCCCCGGCCCCACGAGCGTGACTGAAGACACAACAACAGGACAACCCGAATGGCCACCCATTCCAAGCATTTCCGCCTCGTCGAGTCGCTGGGCGACGAACACATCGGCCTGGAGGCCCGTGCCCAGGTCGACGACCACCTGGACACCAAGATCTGGCTGCGCCTCTTGGCCTGCAGCACACAGATCGAGCAGCAGATCCGCCAGCAGTTGCGCACCCGTTTCGGCACCACGCTGCCGCGCTTCGACTACCTGGCCCAGCTCGACCGCTATCCGGAGGGGCTGCGCATGAATGTGCTGTCGCGCTACCTGATGGTGACCGGCGGCAATGTGACGGGCCTGACCGATCAGTTGGTGAAAGAGGGTCTGGTCGAGCGCATCGACGACCCCGAAGACCGCCGGTCCTGGCGCGTGTGCCTGACCGACAAGGGCCGCACCGAATTCGCCGCCATGGCGGCCGAGCACGAGAAATGGCTGATCGCGATGTTCCAGGGCCTGCCCGCGGGCAGCAAGGAAGCCCTGTACGAGCACCTGGGCCGCCTGCGGGTTCACCTGGTGCAAAAGCCCGCCGAGCCGGAAGGCGGCGCGGGGGCCGAGAAGCGCGCGGCGCGCAAGCCGCGCAAATGAAAACGCCCGCAGTGGCCGAAGTCACTGCGGGCATTCGCATGGATTGGTCGGAACGGCGGGATTCGAACTCGCGACCCTCTGCTCCCAAAGCAGCCTGTCAAACCTGGAAAATCAACGACTTAGGTCGTTTCTGTCTAACTTCTGGAGGCCCGCTTTTCGGCCGACTTCCGAGGGAAGCAGAAAGCGAAGTTAGACAGCTTCGCTACCTCGTCGCGCCTACCTGCCGGGCCTTCTTCTGGCGCACGTAGTCGGCGGTCTGCGACTCGGTGGAGTGGCCGCCCATGCGCTGGGCCTTGCGGATGCCCTCCACCTCTTCGACGTCCGTCAGCGCCTTCGCGCGCAGGTCGTGGAAGTGTGCGTTCTTCACGCCGGCCCGCTCCCGGGCCCGCGTCCAGGCTGTCGATGCGCCGTCGTAGGTGTAGCGCTGGCCGTTGAGCTTGCTGAACACCCAGATCGAGCTGACCGGCTTCACCTTGCCGGGCTCGCCGTCCTTGCCTGGCAGGGCGGGCGGGTTCTTCAGCCGTTCCACCAGCGCTTTCAGGCGCGGCGTCCACTTGATCGTGATGCGCACGCCGGTGCTGTCCTCGGTCTTGCTGGGCTCGAAGTGGATCCCGTCCTGGCGGATGTCCGACCACGACAGGGAAAGCAGGTCGCCGATGCGCTGGCCTGTCAGGTAGGCCATGTCCATCAGGCAGCAGATGGTGAAGCCGGAGCGCGTGCGCAGGCCGTCCTTGCCTCGCATGGCCGCGGCCTTGATGCGGCGCACCTCGGAGTCGGTCAGGTAGCGCGTGCGGGCCTTGGTGGCCATCGTGGGTACCGAGTCGACGGGATTGGAGCCGGGCGGTCGCATGTCCTTCGACTCGGCGTAACGCAGGCGCTCCCGCAGCGCCGTGCGGTAGGCGTTGTAGCTGCGCGGCATGCTGCGGAACTGGGCCAGGAACTCGGCCACCACCTTGGGCGTGATCTGGGCCGCCTTGAACTCGGCGAAGGCCTCGGAGATCACGCGGTTGTGCGTGCGGTCGTTGGCCTGGGTCTTCGGCTTGTGCCGGCTGCCGATCTCCTTCATCCAGTCCTCGCACACCTTGGGCATGCGATCGTCGCCGGAGAGCTCGGCTGCGCCCAGCTTGGCCAGGGCCGCGTACATGGCCGGCAGGCCGTCCTTGACGGCGGACAGGCGGATCCAGCGCCGCTTGGCGCCGTCGGCCCTGACGCGGTAGAAGGCGCCGTGCTTCTCGAACACCCCGGCCGGCAATGCGGCGCGCTTCTTCCTGGGGGTGGGCTGGGGCTTCATCGGGTGACAGGACGTAGGCGGGGCTCGGATTGGCCGATGGATTCTCTGGCGCAGGTGCCGCCAGCGCACACGGCCAGGTAGTGGGCGCGCTCGAGGATCACCTCGCCGGTGACCCGCGAGCGCCGCGCCCGCCAGAATCCCTGGCGCAGCAGTTCCTCGTGCTGCTCGTGGGGTCGGCGGTAGCCGCCGCTCACCTCGACCAGCTCGGCAGGAGAGAGGACCAGTTCGAAGCGGGCTTCGTTCGCAGGCTGCTTCGTGGTGTCCACGGCGGAATGGCGGTTCATACTCGCACTCCATGGCCAAACCGACCCGCACCGCTGGAGAACTGCACCGCCTCGTGCTCGAACGGGTCGAGCGGCTTCCCGGCCTTGAAGGGCTTGAGACCGACATCCATCGTGGCGCGGTGGTGGGCACTGGCGGCCATGGCGACGAGGCGCCGAACTGGACGATCCGCACGGCTGTGCCGCCCAGCGGCTGGCGGCTGGACGTGGCGCGCGTCATCCGCGAGGTGCAGATGCGATACGACCTGGACGAGTAGAGCGGTCATTCCGGCAGGTCCTTCAGCGCTTCGTCCCGGGCCGCGTTCAGTTGCGCCATCTTGCTGGCGTCGCCGCCACGGTCAGGATGGTGGAGCCCAGCCAGGCGGCGATAGGCTTCCTGCAACTGCGCGCGGGTCGCCACCTCGGCGCCGAAGACCTCGCGCCAGGCGGCGGGCGCCGGCGCGGGCAAGGCGGCGAAGCCGGTGAATGCGGCCTCCAGCATGTCACCCGTCCCCCATCGAGCGATGCCGCGCAGCGCTTCGATCGTCTTCGCGATCGCCTGCATGTTGTGTTCGACTTTCTCCCATCGGTCGCAGGCGAAGACGACCTGCCGCTTCTTGTAGAGGAAGTACACCGCGACGCCAGGGTCGGCAGGGGCGCGCTGATTGGCCAGCGGCAGGCCATCGCGGCGCAGTGCGATGTTCGTGCTCAGGACGATGGCCGGGTCTGGCCAGCGGCCTGCGAGGCGGCCGATCTCGGCAACGATGTTGTCGCGGGCTCGGGTAAACGTCACCTCGAACTTGGCGCGTTCGCGGTCCCAGCGGTTGGTGCGCTTCCGGCTGGCTGGCCAGTGGAGGGGGTAGGCTTCGGTGGTCATTGAGGGGCCTCCGCTGGCGCGTTGGCCAGCTCCAGCAGCACGTCGGCATGGCAGGATGCCCCGGGCTTGCACCAGCATGCGAGGTTCTTGCCGCGCAGTGGCGTCAAGTCGAGCAGCGGCGCGGTTTCACAGGCGAAGCGAAGCACGGGATCGGTGCGCCCGGAATTCTCGGCCGTCCATGGGTTGCCCCAGCGGGTAGAGCGGTCGACCTTCACCTTGTTCTCGGGCATCCGCCAACCCTTGGCGCGGCTGAGCTGGATGCGCACGGGCTTCTCGGTGGGCGTGGTGGTCTTGACCTTCATGACCCTGCCTCCTCGCGCAGTCGCTGCACCTCCTGAGCCAGCGCATCGCGCTCGGCCAGAAGGGCCATGGCCGCGCGCTGCAGGGGCGTCTGCACCACGGCGCGCTCCACCACGTAGCCGGCGAACCGCTCGGGGTAGTCGCGCTGGTGTTCGGCCAGCCAGGCGCGAGCTTCCCGCTCAGGGTCCAGGCTGTTATTGCGGTTGAACCACATGACGATGCCGTCGCCCTTGATGACACGCCACTCCTCACGGCCCGCGCACAGGTCGCGCACCTTGCCGTCTTCGACCGTCGGGATACTCATGACGCCACCTCGCTCTGTGGGCTTGGAATTGAGCACCGAGCAATGTCGCGGAGTTCAGCGCCGGAGAACGTGAAGGGGCGAAGCCGCTGCTCCAGCAACTTCCGGTTGTGTTCGTTGATGGACTCCACCATGCGAGCGCCTATGGCCTTCGCCTCTATGCGCAAGATCGCGCTCAGTGCGATGGAGAACTCCCGATCCACGTTCAGCTTGCGGCGGCGTTGGCGCTGCGTGGTCATGACGGCACCCCATCCCAGGTGAGGCCGTCCAGCAGGCGGCCGGCGGCCTTCTTGCCTACCTTGACCATTGCATAGGCATTCCGCAGACCCGTGGAGCTCGGCTTCGCAGTCTTGCCGTCGACGTCCAGCCAGATAGCTGCGTTGCGGCTCATGTCGCTGTCGAAGTGACCATTGGCCTCTGACGCGATTTGCCACTCGCCCCACTGCTTGAAGAGGAATGGCACGCCCGCCTGGGCGCACTGGTCGCGCAGACAGCGGGCCCAGTCCGGATGCATGGGCCTCGCGCTGTGGCCGCTCTCGCCGCCGACGATCACCCAATCCAAGGCCTCCAGCACGTTGGTGCCGTCAGCCGGATTGCCTCGGTTGGCGAAAAGGCCCTCGAAGCTCACCGGCCCCAGCAGCGGCTCCATCGATAGGAACCGCTTCGTGGCGGGCACGGCCAGCAACTTCGAGATATCGCGGTCGGCCTCGGGCTGGTTGCAGATGGTGGCGCCCAGCCAGACGTTCTTCGGCGGGTTGCCGGTGCGCCACTGGTGGGCGAGCAGGTCGCCTGCATGACTTCCTGGGCGCGGCAGGTCGGCAATCTCATCGACCAGCCGGATCACATTCCCGACGCGCTTGGTCAGCAATAGCCAGTCAAGATTCGGGGTTTCGGCGATCAACTTGAACAGGTCGCGGCGCCAAGCTGGGTCCACCTCGTTGTCAAAGACGTCGGCGAGGGAGGCGCAGAACACACGGAAGCGCAGGCCCTCAGCCTTGGCCTGGGCATCCCACTTGATCGGCTTCGCCCAGTTGGCCGGCGTGGTGCGCACGCGGGGCGCGCCCGGGCCCCACTTGCCGACCTTCGCACCGGCGCGCTTGCTCCAGCCCTCCGCATAGCAGAGGTCGCAGCCGTCGCTGACCTTCGTGCAGCCAGTCCAGGGGTTGAACGTGTGGTCCGTCCACTCGATCTTGCTGTTCTCAGCCATGGAAGAGCTCCTCGGTGCGTGCTGCGCGCGCGGGCTTCGCCGCCAGCTTGCGCTCGATGGAAAGGATGGTGCGGTCCGGTGCGCCGGCCAATCGCTCACGCCAGCCGTCCTCAAAGACTGGCTTGAAGTCGGCTGCCAGAAGCGCGTGGGTCCTGGGGCGCAGCTTCTGGAGAAGTTCGGGGTTCGTCACGAAGAGACGGAACATCTCGGCGAACCATTCGCCGTCGTCCGGGCAGTAGGAGGTCAGGGGCTGCTCGTTGCCGCTGCGCTTGCGAATGCCGATGCTGTAGTCGCCGCGGTACCGATCGCGCCTGGTGCTGCGCGTCATGTCCACATGGTGGCCCAGCTCGTGCGCAATCACGCCATAGGGGGTCCGGTCGACCGAGTGGCCCGGGAAGGACCACTGCATGCCGGCGAACCCGATGGAGGCGCACTTGTCGACGCAGATGCGGATCTCGATGGGGCGGTAGTAGGCGCAGGCGTCGAAGGCCCAGATGCGCCGTTCGACTGTGACGACGGGCGGCACGAGCAGGCCATTCGGTGCGCAGAACTGGCGCATCAGCTCGATGCCGCGGTCCAGCATCGATTGCTTCGTCTCCCAGCTCATGCCGCACTGCCTACCTTGCTGGAGCCGCTGGTGCGGGCACGGTCTGCTGCGATGCCGATGCGCGCGTAACGCAGGAAGGTGGCGCGGTCCTGCGGTGCCAAGTGGCGGCCATGGGCGGCGCGGCTGTACGCCTTCAGCAGCGTCACGTCGTCCGGCACTGCGAAAGCAGAAACAGGTGCTGGGGCCTGCTCCACGGCGGCCGGTGCGGACTGTGCAGCGTCAGCGACGGTCAGCTTGCCTTCCAACACGCCGATGAGGTTGCCGAATTTCTCGGCCGTGATGTCTTGGTAGACGCCCGTTTGCTCGTAGCCGCTGGCGGCATCCAGCCGGTAGTGGAAGTGCGCCACGCCTTCGGATGGCGGCCCCTTTGGCTCGACCGTGGGCTGGCGCCCTTCCATCAACTCGCCCATGACGATGCCGCGCATGCCGGCGTCGTCGCGAAGGAACTCCACGATGTCGTCGGCAGACACATGTTTGAGCCACCAGCCGGGCGAGCCTTCGGGCTGTGCAGCCAGTGCGTCAGCGAAGGCCGCCAGCTGCTCGTGGGTGAACGACCAGCCGCGCACCGCACGCATGGGCGGAGGGCTGTAGAGGGTCGCGCCGCACTGCTTGGCAAGCGCTTCGAGTTGTTCGGGCGTCATGGGAGGCTTTCCAGGATGTCGAGGGCCCAGCGCAGGGCTGCGGCCTCAGCGCGGTCGTATGAGCCGTGACCGCTGTTAGCGGCGATGCGCGTTTCGAGGTGCTTGAGCCGGCGGCGCAAGGCGGCCAGCCGCCGCGCGCGCACGTGCTCGGCTGGCCGCGTCTGCATCAGGCCGGCGCCCCGACGAGGATGTCCAGGCCGGTGCCCTCGGCGATCTTGGCGCGCAGGTCCTTCACCGCAGCCTCGATGACCTTGTGCGGGCGCACCAGCTCGTACCAGATCGCCAGCTTGCCGCCGTCGTTGATGCGGTAGCGCAGCTTGGCTTCGACGCGCCACGGTTCACCGTTCTCGAAAACGGGGATGGCCAGGACGAACACCTCGGGCACCTTCAGCTGGCCCTTGTGCGCCGAGCCCTGGATGTCCTCCTCGTAGTTGAACTGCACGCTGCCGTCGGACAGGCGGATGCTCGAAGCGAACTCCACTTTCTTTTTGGCTTCGAGCGAACGCGACACCTCCAGCATCACCGCGCCTTCGGGCTCGATGATGTCCAGCATGTTGGCCTCGATGAACGCGGCGAAGTCGGTTTGACTGCAGGCCTTTCCGGAGGAGCCCAGCCAGATCTGCCACTCGGGCGACAGCGGCGCGTTGTAGCTCGCGCGGTGGTCACGCCAGCCGGGCTCGGCGGAGGTGTCGTTGAAGACGGCCAGGAAGGTGGGCGGGTTGACCGTGGAGTAGAGGCGCGTGGCCTCGCCCTTCTGGTCGTTGACCACGGCGATGAAGCTGGCGGCGTCGTTCAGCTTCGTGGTGCCGGCCTTGCGGATGGGCTGCAGCAGGAAGTCGGTGCACTCCTGCAGCTCGTAGCCTTCGGGCACGATGGCATAGGGCGCTTGGCCCTTGAGCGATGCGAGGTCGACGGTCTTGATGCCGACCGAGGCGGCGCCGGCCGCAAGGGCGGCGGGCACGTCGCTGTGGATGATGGTCTTGTCGGACATGGGGTGTGGTGAGGGAGTGGTGGGGATGGATGCGCGGCGGGGCCGCGATCAGGAGACGGCGCGCACGGGCCGCGTTTCGTCGGCCACGGTGCGCACGCCGTCCAGCGTGCGCTGGCGGGGGTCCTCGCGTTGGAGGTTGTTGTCGGGCGTGGCGAACATCAGCGTCTTGCCGCGCACGGGCTTCGGCTTCTTCACCTTCACGTCGCTGTCCAGCTCGACCTGGCCGGCCTTGCCGACCGGCTTGATCTTGATGGTCAGGGTGATCTCGCCGGTCTTGCCGGTCTCGGTGCAGGCGTGCACCAGCTCGTTCAGCTCGTGCGTGGCTTCATCCGAGATGGCGCCGTAATCGAGCGCCTCCAGGAACTCGGAGAAGCTCTGCCGGCGCGCGGCCGGCGTGGGGGACTTCAGGGCTTCGGGCATCGTTGCCTTTCAGGGGTGGGGGGAAGGGGCGCGCCCGGCAGCCAGGCGCGAGCGATCAGGCCGCGGACTCTTGGAAGGCGCGGACGGCGTAGATCGAGGAGGAGAGGCCCGTGACCGCCGCTTGCCACGAGAGATTGCCGGTGGGGCCGGCGTTGCGGACCGCGGTGATCACCGGCTGCTTGTGCAGTTCCTTCTCGGCCGCGGTCAGCAGTTCCAAGGCCTTCTCCAGCGACGCCAGCGACGGCCGGGGCGCTGCGGCGCTGGTGTCATGCTGCGCGTCCTGCGCCTGCGCCTGCGCCTGCGCCTGCGCCTGCGCTTCCGCTGCCGCAGCGACAGCCGGGGGCACGCGGCGGGACTCGCAGGCCGCGCAGCAGCAGCCCACGTTGAGGAAGAAGTCGGCGAGTGGATCGGCGCCCGCGTCTTCGCGGTCGGCGCCATTGCGCTTCAGGCCCTGCGTTTCGGCGGTGCTGCGTGGCGCAGTGGCTGCGGCGAGGAGGCTGACGGCCAGCAGCGAGGCTAGGCCGGAAGGGGTGCGGCGGTTTTCCATGGGATGAGGTCCTTTCGTGTGGACTGGTTGCGGGATGGGATGAGTGGAGGGCTCAGGCGCTGGCGTCGGCCGGCTGGTCTTCGTCACCGCTGGGCGCGGCGAACTTGTCGAAGGGCAGCGGCTTGATGTGCTCGCCGAAGAACTTGCCCTTCGACTCGGCGGCCATGAAGTCCGCGTGGGTCTTGGCCTCGACGTTGGGGTAGTGGTAGATGTGGCCCGGCCCGCGCGTGAAGGTCAGGGCCAGGGTCTTGGTGCTGGCGTCGTAGCCGATGCTGGCCACCTGGTTGGAGTCGACCTTTGTGGCGGGGATGGGGACGTAGGGCTTGTCGCTGACGGGCGCGGGGGCGGTGAAGGGGCGGGGCATGGTGGGCTCCAGGTGGTGGGAAAGGAATCAGGCGGCCAAGCGCTGCTGGTGCGCAGCCTTGGCCTGCATGGCGCGGACGGCCACGGCGTCACAGATGGCCGGGAACTGCGCTTCGTGGTAGACCGGCAGGCCGCGATCGAGCGTCGCGGGCTGGATGCCCATGGACTCCAGCTGCACGCGCGTGACGGCGAAGCCCAGGCGCTCGGCGATCGCGCCGATGCGCAGGCTCGGGACGCCGGCGGGCTGGACTTCGTTCGCGGCGGGCGCAGTGGCCACGGGTGCGAGCAGCGGGGCCGGCACCAGTGCAGCCGCAGGAGCGGGAGTGGGAGCAGGCGCAGGAGCGACGACGGGTTGCTGCAACTTGCGCTCGGCCTCGATGGCTGCCTGCGTGCGTCGGGCGCGCTCTTCCTCCTCAGCGCGGATGCGGACCCGCTCGGCCTCCAGTTGGCGCACGCGCTCGGCTTCGGCCGCAGCATTGAGGCGGTCCTGCTCGGCGCGCGCATCGGCTTCGGCCTTTGCGCGTTCCTCTGCGGCGATGCGGACGCGCATTTGCTCCTGTGCCGCCCATTGTTCTGCCTCATGCTGGGCGATGCGCGACGAGATCACGGCGCGCAGGTCGTCCATTTGCTTCTGCACCAGCGCCTTCACGTCCGGGAACAGACCCGCGAACTTCTGGTGCTCGGCCAGGAGCTTCAGATTCGCGTCGATGCGGTCGGCGGCCTCGTTCGCGGTGATCTTGTACTGGGCCAGGACGGTCGACACGGCGTCTTCCATGCTGTCCAGGTTGCGCTTGCCCTTCACCGCACCCGCGAAGTCTGAGGGGAGCGCGGGCAGGTAGTCGCCGCCCAGGCGCTTCACCAGCGCTGCAGCGTGATCGCGCTGCGCGGCGATGGCCCTGCTGACGATGGCGTCGCGTCGGGCCTCCTTCTCGGACTTGACCAGCTTTTCCAGCGCGAGGCCCTTCGCGTCAAAGGCGGTGGCGATCTCGCGCACTGTACTGATGGCGGTGTTGATGTCGCCCATCTGGCCCAGCGCCTGCTCGATGGCGAGCTTGAGCTTGGAGGCCGATTCGCGGCAGAACTTGGCATCAGCGTCCGCATCTGCGAAGTCCTGGTCGGTCGTCAGCTCAGTGTTGATCGAGGCGATATAGGCCAGCGCGGCGGGCTTGTACTGCTCCAGGTTGCAGGACACGAGGCGCCCTTCGACGCGCATGTCCAGCACCACGGGCAGACTGGCGACGATCTTGGCCACGGGCGCCGGCGCTGCGGCGGGCGTGGGCACGTAGGCGGCCACGTCCTTCTCCAACTGATCCCAGCCGGCAATGATGTGGGTGCGTAGCGAGAAGTTGGGCTTGTAGAAGCAGTGGCGCTCTTCGATCAGCGTGCCGTCGTCAGCCCACTTGGAAGCCATGAACAGCACGCGCTCGATGGAGGGACAGACCATGCACTGGTGTTCCATCTGCACCTGGTAGGGCATGGGCAGGTCCGCGCCGGTGCAGCCTTCGACCATGGCCGCGCGCAGCGTGTCGTTGAGGGCCTTGTGCTCGAAGGCTTGGTCTTCCATGAGCGTCAGGCCGTCGTAGCTGGCCGAGTAGGGCCCGTCATCGGCCACGCCTACGAGCGGCGACAGCTCCTCGCCCAGGATCTGCTCGGCCAGCGGGCGGGCCAGCGCCTCGGCGCGGTGGCCCATGTCGAAGCGGCGCTGCTGGGAGGCGTCGACCTCGGCGGTCAGACCGGTAGCGCGCTCACGCACCAGCTCGGCCCGGGTCTTGTAGGGGCTGACGCCCATCATGGCCGGCGCGTCGCTGGCGTTGAAGTGCTTGGCGCGATGGGCATGCCACTCGGGCGAGCCCTGCAGGAGGGAGACGATTTGCATGGCGGACCTCAGAACGGGGGGAGTTCGTTGCGGCGCAGCTCGATGAGGTTGGCCAGCTCGGCGCGGTGCTGTGCATCGGCCACGGCGCCCAGGTGCTCGTCCAGGGCATTCAGGTCTTCCTGCGTCTCTGCGCCGTTGATGAGTGCAGCGACCTCGGCGTAGGTCTTCGTGGGCGCGGCCGGGGCAGGTGCCGACGTTGCCTGAGCAAGTGGTGCGTGCGTGTCCTTCGGCTGCACGTCCGTAGCGGCAGTTGTGGGATCGGGTTGCACCGCCTTCAGCCTGGCGATCTGCTCGGCCGTGTACGGCTCGCCGCGCTGGGCGGCGAAGTGGATGAAGTCCTCCGCGATCTTTCGCCCGGAGCGGATCACCTTGGACCACTGCTCGAAGTTGGCGTCGAACTTGGCTTGGTCGTAGCTGGGGGCCGCGGGCGGGGGCGGCGGCTCGACCACATCGGCCGGGCCCATGAACTTCTCGGCGGGCTCGGCAAGCTCGTCGGGCGTGTAGACGCCGAGGATCACGTCCGGCGCGTAAAGCCGCGACCAGCGCTTCTGCGCCAGATAGGCCAGCTGCTGCTTGGGGTCCTCAGTCCACAACGTGGAGTTGCGGGTGCGGGCCTGGGTCAGCAGCAGTTCCAGCTTGCGCGGCTCGTTCTCGCCCTTGATCGTGGCCCACACGCGCACGCCCAGGCCATGCTCGTCGGCCTGCTGCCATGCCGGCACGATGTACTTCTTGGGGTAGCCGTTGTCGTCCTTCTTCGTCTTGGACTCGACCTCTTTGAAGCGGCCGACGATCTTCTCCCAGGGGCCGAACCACTCGAAGTGGAAGCGGTCCTTGACGACGCCGCTGTTGTTGATGACGGCGGCCACGAGCTGGGCTTCGTAGCCGAGCGTGCCGTTCACCAGGTGCGTCTTCTGCGCCACCGCGAACGGGTTCATCGCCCACTGCATGGCCTGCAGGGTGATCGCGAAGCAGTCGCCCGTGTTGCCGCGCAGATGCTGGGGCACGGTGGTCTTGCCGCTGGCCATCAGATCGGCCACGCGCTCGATGCGGGCCATGGCTGGCTCGTTCAGCAGCAGCGCCCCGGCGGAGGCGCCGCTGAATGCGGCCAGTTCGGTGCTGGGCGTGCGCTCGGCGACGGCGTTCATTGCACGATCCCCTTGAGCAGAGCCAGCACCTCGGGCATGTACATGCCGACGCCGAAGGCGAAGATCACGATGACGGCCACGACGCAGATGACGTCCAGCGCGGTCGGGAAGGCGGGGGCGATGTCGTCGGCCTGGCCCAGCGGGCGCAGGTCCAGCGGATCGTGATAGGCGGTGTCCTGGGCGTCGGCCGGCGGACGGGCAATGCGGATGCTCACGGCAGATCCTTTCGGGTGAATCAGGGAAGGGGTCAGCGCGCCGGCAGGGCCGGCGGTGGTAGGGGTGGCGCTTCGTCGCTGCCGACCGTGGCGCCCAGCACCAGGGCGGCCACCAGCACGAACAGCGCGGCGTCGATGACGGCCAGCTGCAGGCGAGTCACTGTTCGTGGGGCAGGTTGGCGAACAGGCCGGCAAACGACATCACCGGGTCCAGGCCTGCGGCGAGCAGTCGGCGGCGGTTCAGCGCCATCAGCTCGGCGCGGCGCCAGTCGATGGCCACGATCAGCCGCGTGAGGTCGTCCGTGATGCGCGAGCGCACTTCCAGGCGCTGGATCTCGTCAGCCAGCTCGGTGGCGCGCGCCTCTTCCTCGGCCGTCAGCGGCAGGGCTGGCGGCTCATCATTGGCGGCGGTGAGGGGGTAGGGCACTCGCGTGGGCTGGCCGCTCATCGCGGCGAGCACCGGCGCGAATGCCGGATGAACTTGGGCGTGCTGCCCGGGGACGGGTTCCATGCGCTCTCCTTGCTGGCCGGGATGGCCGGTGAGAGAATTACAAGTGAACTTGTAGATAAAGTCAACAAGAGAATTTGTAGATAAACAGGCTCGCTTGTAGACTCACTGTGCGCCGCGCGGGCGGACGCAAAAAAGCCCGCGCGCGGCGGGCATAGGGCTTAAAGATGGATCTGTCAGATGCGGAGCGTGCGTTCCTTCACTCCCTTCCCCCGGAGGACCTGCTCGTGGGAAATGGAAGTGACAGCCGGCCCGTGTGGGTAGGCGTTGACGCCGCGCAGCGGCGCGTGTTCAAGATTTTCGCGAGCGGTCGGTGTCAGGGCTTCGTGTCCGAGGCCGGAGCTTCGCTGCTGGTGTTCAACGGCCTAAGCGGCCCCTCGGAGTGGACGTTCAGACGTGCACGGCAAGTCGCAGGCGGTGATGGCTCGGATCTGTTGAAGGACGACGAGCGGATTGCGGTTTACGGGCTGCAGGAGCCTGATCAAGATTCGGAGCGCGACACATAACGCACCCCAAAGCTGACCTGTTCGTCGGCGGCTGGCCGCACGATCTCCATGATCTCCCCAGGTGGAGCAGATTTGCCGCGCATTGACAAGTGTCGCCGGAGACTGTCGGGCGCGGCGCGCACACGTCGGTCTGCAGCACGGGAGATCAGGTAGTCTCCGCAGTGGTCACACGCATAGTGCCAGCGGTTGCCGTAGTCTTTAGGGGCGCGTCGGGCCGCTTCGTCGCAGAGCGCGCAGGTGGCTACTTCTGTTGTCACCGTTGTTCCCGCCCGGCCCCAGTTCAGTCGCACCGAAACTGGATCTCTGCAGACGCATAGCGCCCAGCGAGGGTGGCGTCATCGCCGCGCGAGGCCACAGGCTTAAGCGACTTTCCTTGCTTTGCGCAGTACTCGTTCGCTTCCTTATACAGCTCGGCCTTGATCACGCCAGACGACCAAGCCATCGTGTCCATATTTGACGCCATGTAGAGCCCATCCCCGATAGGCACGATGCCGGTCTTGGTGGCGCAGCCTGCGACGGCCAGGGCCGCTGTTGCAAGGATCATCAAGGTTCGCATGTTCTTCTCCGTTCTACCGTTCAAACTGGGCGCCAGGCGCTCGGCGGGACGATGGGTCCTACAGCCTGGATGCTCTCCATGTCGGCCTTCTCAACCGTGAACCGCTGGGCTTGGTTTACGGACATCACCTCGAAGCTGCTGGGCCGTTCGAACAGCAACTCCTTCAGCATCTTGCGGCCGTCGCGGAGCTTGATGAGCACGTATTCGCCTTCGGTCGGGCGACGGTTCGGCTCGATCACGACATACCAGCCGTCGCGCACTGCAGGAAACATGCTCATGCCGCGGCACCTCAGGCCGTAGGCGTTCGGGTCTGCGGTGGCTATCTCGATGTGGCCGTCGCCAGCGCCAGGGATGTCGCTGATCTCCTCGTAGAACCCGTCATCGCCCATCTTGGCCGTGCCCACGATGGGGATCCGCCTCACCTGCATTAGAGGGGCGTCGATCTCGGTCAGGTCGTCAGGCTCAGGGGCGGCGCTTGGCGCGACCTCCACGGCGTCAGGCGAGCCGTCGCCGGTTGCCAGCCAAATTGAGCTCACCGATAGCGCCGCAGCAAGGGCGGCTACGTGTTTGCTGCCTGTAGCTGCCTTGGTGACATCGACCAAGTGTTGGATCGCCTGTGGCTTGACCCCGACCTCGCGCGCCAGCGCGCTCTGGTTCGTCTTGCCAGCGTTGTCCATCGCCCACCGCAGGCGCCCAGCCAACGAGAACCAGTCAGGAGAGCCATTGGGCAGGTACAGGGTTAACGCCATTGCCCGATGCTACAAACTAGTTTGTTGGAAGGGTTGCAAATCAGTTTGTAGTCATGTACAAACTGGCTTGTATGCAGCACCTCCAACACCCCTCGCGTTCGGCGATTGACCGCGCCGTCAAGGCGCTCGGCAGCCAAACCGCACTGGCTCATGCCTGCGGCAAGGCGCAGGGCCACGTCTCGCACTGGATCAAGGTCGGACGCATCCCTGCGGAGTACTGCCCGGCGGTGGAGCGTGCGACCCACGCCCACGGCGAGATGGTTGTCTGCGAAGACCTGTGCCAGGACGAGCCCTGGCGCCGCATCCCCGACAAGGCCTGGCCCAACCCCAAGGGCCGCCCGGTCCTGGACTACGCCATGCGTGAGCGGGCGAAGGAGGCCGCGTGATGCGCAGCACCCAGAAGCATGGCCCGCGCACCCCCGGCTTGAAGAAGGCAAGGGCACGTCAGGCAAAGCTGAAGCGGGAGCGTGCGAACTCCACTGGCTGGTTCCTGGAGGCAATGCGCAACGTCAGCGCGAGCGGTGTCGCAAACGCTGGGCTCCTGAAGCTGCAGAACACGCACCAGTTGCAGGCAGACCTCAATGCACGCCGCTCCGCCGTCCTCGCGGCACTGTGGGGCGGCGCCGGGGCTAGCCCTGCCGCTCGTCGTCCTCGTCCATCTGGATCACCTCTGTCCAGGTGTGCACAGCTGCTTGCGCGGCTTGGAAAAACGCTTCGGGCTTGGAGGAGTAAATGGCTCTGATCGTCGTGTCCTCGGCCATCTCCGCGAAGTCTTTCAGCAACTTCGCCCGGTCTGGCACCTGGGCGATCAATGCCATCACGAGCAGGTTCATGACCGCAGCTTGGCCGCTCGCGTCGTTGACCGCCTTGGCCAGGTCCTTTGGATCGTTCATGGGCGTCCCCGCAAAGGGGTCCAGGTTGGGGAACCCGGATTCTCCCCTCGGCGGTGGACGCCCACCCCCTACTCAAGACCCCACCCCTGCAGCCGCGCCGCCCAGGCGCCCCCATCCACGTGCGCCTGCCGGCGCGGCTGCTGCCGTCCCACTGCCCGACCTCCCATTCCTCATGCACCACCAGATCAAGCCCCTGACCTCATTGACCGCGGCCGAGGCCGCTGACCTCGGCGCCCTGGCGGCAGAACGCGGGGAGCGCGTCGAAGACGCGAACCCATTCGCCCAGGGGACGTTGCTCCACATCGCGTTCATCCAGGGCTTCGATCACCGGGCCGAAGAGCTCGACGTCGTCGCCTGAATCGTCTTCCCCACCAACTGCGTTTCCGTCATGACCAACGACCCCAACGTGCCCGTGTTCGCGCGGGCGATCCTCGGCGGGAAGAAGACCTGCAAAGTCGAGGCCCGCGTCAGCGATGAAGTCAAAGAGGCCGTCCGCCGCCGCGCGCTGGACCTCGGCTTCTCCTCCGAGAGCGAGTACCTCGAAACCCTGGTGACCGTCGATTGCTTTGGAAAGAAGCATGTGCAGATGGTCCGCGATCGCCAGATCGCCATGGTCTGCGCCTTGGCAGACACCGAGCCGACGGCCGAAGGGGTTGCATCGTGATGCCCCTCAAGACCATCTACGTCGACCAGCCGCCGCCGTCGGAGATCCCGCACGCTCGGCCACCGCTGCATCTTTACGACTGGTGGCTGCTGCCCAGCGGCCAGATCGTGGAGTTGCGCAAGATCAGCGGCGAGCACAACCCCGAGGTCGTGGTGCGCAACATCAACTCCGATGGCGAGATGGCCGCGGGGGAGTACTGCCTGTCGCTGCGCTTCCTGGTGACGCGCGCGACGCGCGTGGAGGTGAAGCGATGACCGTCAAGCACCTCAAGGGGCCCACGATCATGCTGGCCAGTGGCCGTTACTTCGACCTCGAAGACCCTGCCGCGTGCGACTTTGACATCGGCGACATCGCCCACGCGCTGGCGCACATCTGCCGCTTCACCGGCCACTGCAGCGAGTTCTACAGCGTCGCCCAGCACTCGGTCATGGTGTCGGTGATCGTGCCGCGCGAGCACGCCCTGGCGGGTCTACTGCATGACGCAGCCGAGGCATTCATCGGGGACGTGTCGAAGCCCCTGAAGATGCTGCTGCCGGACTACAAGGCAGTGGAGCAGCGCATCGAGGCAGCCGTGTTTGCCCGCTTCGGTCTGCCACCCAAGCTGCCAGCGTGCGTGAAGGAGGCGGATGTGCGCCTCCTGCGCACTGAGCAGCGAGATCTGATGGACGCAGAAGGCCATGCGTGGTCCTTCACCGAGGGCGTCGCGCCGCTGCCGCTCAAGATCGCGCCGCAGTCGCCGAAGGTGGCACGCATGCTGTTCATCAACCGCTTTAACGACCTGCAGCGCGGAGCTGGGGGGGTGGCATGCTGACCCCTCAATTTCTTCTGCCCATCGCGTCCGAGCTGGTGGTGGACCTGTTCGCCGGTGGCGGCGGTGCCAGCACGGGCATTGAGCAGGCCATCGGCCGGCCGGTGGACATCGCCGTCAACCATGACCCGGAGGCGGTGTCGCTGCACACGGCGAACCACCCGCAGACCCAGCACTTCATCTGCGACGTGTTCGAGGTCGACCCTCTGCAGGTGACCGCCGGACAGGCGGTGGGTCTGCTGTGGGCTTCACCCGACTGCAAGCATTTCAGCAAAGCCAAGGGCGGCAAGCCTGTGTCCAAGAAGATCCGCGGCTTGGCCTGGGTGGTGGTCGAGTGGGTGCGCCGGCTCGCTGAGTTTGACGCAGGCAAGAAGCCTCGCGTCATCTGCTTGGAGAACGTCGAGGAGTTTCAAACCTGGGGTCCACTCGGCGACGACGACAGGCCGTGCCCGTTGCGAAAGGGCGAGACTTTCAACGAGTGGCTCGCTGCGCTGCGCTCATTCGGCTATGTGGTGGAGTGGCGCGAGCTGCGCGCGAGCGACTACGGCACGCCCACCATCCGGAAGCGCCTGTTTCTGGTCGCGCGATGCGATGGGCAGCCGATCGTGTGGCCGGAGCCGACGCACGGGAAACCTGGCACCTTGCCGGTGAAGGCCAAGAAGCTGCAGCCCTGGCGCACGGCAGCCGAGTGCATCGACTGGAGCATCCCGTGCCCGTCGATCTTCGAGCGGAAGCGGCCGCTGGCGGACGCCACGCTGCGCCGCGTCGCCAAGGGCGTCATGCGCTACGTGGTGGATGCGGCGGAGCCGTTCATCGTCGGGCTCGCGCATGGCGCACATGCTGGCCGTCCGGATGCTGGTGACCGCTCCCACGGTGTAGATGAGCCGGTGCGCACGATCCATGCTGGCGGTGGCAATCACGCGCTGGTCATCCCGACGCTGGTGCAGACCGGCTACGGTGAGCGCCCCGGCCAGGCGCCCCGCGTGCCCGGCCTGGAGAAGCCACTCGGCACGGCCGTGGCCGGTCAGAAGCATGCGCTCGTCGCCGCCTTCCTGGCGAAGCACTACACGGGCGTGGTGGGCAGCGAAGCGGCGGAGCCGATCGGCACCGTCACGAGCGTCGACCACCACAGCCTGGTGGCGGCGCACCTCGTGCACATGGGTCACGGCGAAGGCAAGGACGGGAAGAAGCGCTTCAGCCACGGAATCCGCGACGTGCGCGAGCCGCTGAACACCGTCACGGCCAACGGCATGCCCGCCGGCGTGGTGACGAGCCAGCTGGTGAAGCTGCGCGGCACCAGCACAGCCCAAGCCGCGAACGAGCCGCTGCACACCATCAGCGCTCAGGGCCAGCACTTCGCGGAGGTGCGCGCCTTCCTGCTGAAGTACTACGGCACCGACCAAGACCCGCAGCTGTCGGAGCCGCTGCACACCGTCACGACGAAAGATCGATTCGCGCTGGTGACAGTCCGCGGCGAGCAGTACGCCATCGTGGACATCGGTTTGCGCATGCTCACGCCGCGCGAGCTGTATCGGGCCCAGGGCTTCCCTGACAGCTACCGCATCGAGCAGGGCGCAGCCGGGGAGCCGCTGACGAAGACGGCCCAGGTGCGCATGTGCGGCAACAGCGTGTGCCCGCGACTGGCCCGCGCCATCGTGGCGGCGAACTACCGGGACTTGTCGATGGAAAGGGCGGTCGCATGAAGGTCATCCACGTCGTCAGCGTCTCGGGTGGCAAAGACAGCCTCGCCACTCTGCTGATCGCGCTGGAGCGCTGCGGCCACGCCAACGTCGTGGCGATCTTCTGCGACACCGGCAACGAGCACGAGGAAACCTACGCCTACCTCGACTACTTGGAGCGTGCGCTGGGCATCCAGATCATCCGGCTCAAGGCCGACTTCAGCGAGCAGCTGCTGGCGAAGCGCATGTTCATCGCACGCGACGTGCGCACCGCGCGCGAGGTGGAGCGCGTCGTGTGCCTGGATGTCGCCGGTCAGCCGCTGCCCGCGCGCCGGCCCGGCGACGGCGCCATCATCACCAAGCAGGTGATGCGCAAGGACGGCACCGTGGAGACCATGGTGGTGCCGAAGACGCGCAAGGTCACCACCCGCCGCATTCGGTGGAGCAACCGCGCGAAGCGCCGCGCGCTGGCCGTGATGTACCCCAGCGGCAATCCCTTCCTCGACCTCTGCATGTGGAAGGGTCGCTTCCCCAGCCGGAAGGCTCAGTTCTGCACCGAGGAACTGAAGCGCAATATGGCCGTGGGCTACCAGCTGGAGCTCCTGGAAGCCGGTCACCGCGTCATTTCCTGGCAAGGCATCCGGCGCGACGAGTCGCAGAACCGGGCCAACGCAAAAAAGTGGGAGCGCGTCGGGCCCGGCATGTGGATCGCCCGCCCCATCGTTGACGCGACAGCGGCCGATGTGTTTGCGCTGGCCCGGGAGCGCGGCCTGCGGCCGAACCCGCTCTACCTGCAACGCATGAGCCGCGTTGGCTGCATGCCCTGCATCAACTGCAATAAGGCCGAACTTCGGGCCATCGCTGCACGCTTCCCCGAGCATCCCTCGCGCATTGCGCATTGGGAGTGGCTGGTCGGCCAGTGCAGCAAGCGCGGCTTCGCCACTTTCATGGCGGATGCGCACAGCGCTAAGGACCGGCGGCAGATCTTCGCCGACCTCAACATCTGGGCCCGCATCGAGTGGTCCAAGACCACCCGCGGCGGGCGTCAGTTCAACCTCCTCGACGAGGAGGAGAACGAAGGCGGGGGCTGCAGTTCGTCCTATGGCCTTTGCGAACAGGGCGAGCCCCTGACCGAATTGGAGGCCGCATGACCGCAGCCAACGCTCCCACCTTCGGCCGCGTGGATCCCGTGGTGCTGGCCCACCGGCACCCCGACGAGTTCACCGCGCGCTTCATGGCCTACCTACCCGAGAACCGCCACGTGTTCGAGGCCTTCGAGTGCGAGGCCTTCCGCGTCATCGCCAAGGGCTTCGATCACTACAGCGCGCGAACCATCATCGAGGTGCTGCGGCACAACTCGGCGCTGGCCGAGCGCGGCGGGCCCTGGAAGCTGAACGACTGGCACACGCCGTACCTCGCGCGCCTGTTCGCGCTGGCGCACCCGGAGCACGCCGGCCTCTTCGAGTTCCGCGTGACGAAGGCCATGCGGCAAAAGCAGGAGGCTGCTTGAACTTCTACAAGCGCTACCCGGGCGACTACGCCAAGAAGACCTCCCGCCTCACGCTGGCCCAGCACGGAGCCTATTCCCTGCTGCTGGACGAGATCTACCTAACCGAGGCGCCGTTGCCCGCGGACCTGGACGAGCTCTACCGCATCTGCCGGGCCATGACGAGGCCTGAGCAGGAGGCCGTTCGCATCGTGGCCGATCGGTTCTTCCCAGTGGCGGCCGACGGCCTCCGCCACAACGAGCGTGCAACCGAGGAGATAGCCGCGGCGGCACCCGCCATCGAAGCCGCCAGGTTGAACGGAAAGAAGGGCGGTCGGCCGCCTAAGCAGCCCCAGCCAGTTACTCCGCAAAACCCACCAGATAACCCGCTGGGTTTCTTCGTTGAAACCCAGGTCAAACCCGGCACGGAAGCTCCCCATAGTCCAGAGAGAGATCTATCCACTGACGTGGATAGCTCTCTCCGTGCTCGAAGCGGCTACAGCCACGACTTTGAACAGGCTTGGCGGGAATACCCGAGCCGCACCGGTCACTCGAAGGCCGAGGCCTTCCGGGCGTGGAAGGCGCGGCTCGCCGATGGCGCGGCGGTTGCCGAACTGCTGGAGGGCGTGAGGCGCTACGCCGCCTACTGCCAGGCGTGCCGCACCGAACCACGCTTCGTGAAGCACGCTGCGACCTTCTTCGGCCCCGACCAGCACTACCGCAGCGACTGGACCCCGCCGGCCGCAGGCCGCGCCCCTGCCGCGAATTCGAGCCCCTACGCCTCCCCTTCGATCCACGAGCGCCGCGCCGCAACGATGGCCGGCCTCACCAACACCGGAGAGCACGATGACCGCACTGTCGATGCCGAATCCCGCTTCGTCGGCTGAGCCCGCGCCGGCGCCGCGCCGCTGGGTTGCCCGAGTTTTCGAGCGCCTGGGCGGCCAGCTCGGCGCCAAGGTGGCCGACCTCTACGCCGACCAGAACCCGGAGGCGGTGCAGGAAGAGTGGGCCGCCGGTATGGCGGGCCTGCATCCCGATGAGATCGCCCGCGGCATCGCGGCATGCCGCGAGCGCGTTTTCGCCCCCACCCTTGGCGAGTTCCTGCACCTGTGCCGCCCGGGCCTCAATCCCGAGTGGGCCTGGCATGAGGCCGCCGACTGCCTGCGCCAACGCGACGCGGGACATGTGGGCGCGTGGTCGCACCCGGCCATCTGGCGCGCCGCCTGCGCGATGTCTCCGGAGGTGCGCGGCGGCGACTACCTGCGCCACCGCACCCGCTGGATCTACACGCTGCGCCGCGAGTTCGCCGCGGGCTGGGGGGAGCCGCCACCGAAGCCCGCCATGCGCGTGCAGCACAACGCGGCCGTGCGCGCGCCATGCGCCAAGGAGCGGGAGGCGCTGGCCAGCCTGCGCAACCTGCACGCCCAAACCGCCGCCGCCCGCGCGGCAGCCACCACCGAGGAGTGAGCATGTCCACCATCAGCAACATCATCGGCATGGCATGCGACGCGCAACGCCGCATGCAGGTCCTGGCGGACCTGGACCGCAAGGCGCGACTCGGCGCGCCCATCCACCCCGTTGCCCTGCGCGTCGAGCGCGACAAGCAGCGCGCCCGCCTGGACATCTGCGCCGAGCACTTCGCGCTGCTGGGTGCTGCGAACGATCCGGCCCCCACGCCGGCCCCGGTGCTCGCATGACCGGCGTTCGCATCCGACGCCCGGACGTGGAGGAGACCGGCCTGTCCGAGGAGGAGATGCTGCTCGCGCTGCGCGAGGGCGTGATGCCGGTGGGCGAGTCCGACGCCATGATCATCGTCACGGCGAAGGCGCCGCGCGTGCTGCACATCACCGCACGGCGCAGGCAGCCTGCCTGGAGCGCGGTCGACGGCGCCTCTGAAGCCCGAGGTGCAACGTGAGCGGCCGCCGCCAGCGCGTGGTGCGCATGTCCCTCATCGAGCGGGCCCTCATGGAGAAGCAGTGGCATGCCACCGCCGTGCGCGCGCAGATCCACGCGATCACCGGCGATGACGGCAACCACTTCGTTGACGCCGCAGGCCGCATCCTGTGGGTGGTGCTGGAGGCCGCTATCACGGAGCAGGTGGACCCGGAGCTGCCCGAGATCCGCATCATCCGGGGCGCCTGCAACTCGCTCGAAGAGCAGGCCGGCGTGGAGGCCATCACGCCCGCGCGCCGCGCGTCGATCCGTGCGGGGCTCGAAGCCTGCGACCGGCTGATCGAGGCGATGCCCCGCAAGGCCCTGATCGATGGCGCGTGCGAGCTGCACCTGCGCCTGAACCGTGGCTCCGTGAACTGGAGCGACTTCCAGGACCGCCTCGCCAAGGTGGCTGCATGACAGAGCCGATGCTCGAGCGCCACCGTTGCGAGGTGCGCATGCTCATCGCAGCCAACCGGGATAGGGCCCGCGGCCGGGAGTGGGTGCAGAACTACCTCGACTCGCCGGCGGTCAACGGCCGACGCGAGCAGCTGCGCGCGGACTTGAACGACCAGATCGCCAAGGGCAACCGCGGCGGGGAGGGAGAGTGGCTGTGACGACGATCCACGCCAGCGTGCCCCTGCGCACCACCAATGGCCAGAACGCGCGAGAGCACCACTTCACCCGGGCCCGCCGCGTGAAGAAGGAGCGCGAGGCCGTGCTCTGGCGCTTGGCGCCGACGCGGCCGCCCGCCGGGCCCGTGCGGGTGCTGATGGTGCGCGTCTCGCCGCCCAGCGCTACTGGCCGCTGGCAACCGCTGGATGCCCACGACAACCTCCGCGGCTCCCTCAAGGCGCCCGTGGACGCCGTGGCCGAGTGGCTGCGCCGCGACGACGCCGACCCGTCCATCACCTGGGAATACGGCCAGCGGCAGGGCGGGAAGGGCGAGTGGGCTGTGGAGATCCACGTCAGCGAGGCGGCCCAGCTGTAGCCCATGGCCCTGAGCCCCAACGAGCAAGCGCGCCGCGCCACCTACGGCCGCGGCATCTGCGAGGGCCTGCGCATGGCAGGCATCGACAACCCTGGAGCATTCATGAACGCCAACAAGATGGCCCGCATCGAGAGCGGGCTCAACACCATGGCCGTCAAGGTCCTCGACGCGGTTCCTCTGCAGGAGGTGTGGAGCAAGGCGCAGATCGTAGCCGAGCTGCACCGTACCGGCTGCGGCGCCGGCCGCGACGTGGTGGACGGCTGCCTTGCCACGCTGAAGGATCGGGGCGCGATCAAGGAGCCGAAGCCCGGTCACTACCAGCGCGTGGCCGTGCGCCAGGTCGCGGCCAATGATTCCGCGCCCGTGGCCACAGTGCATCCCATCCAGCCCGCGGCCGCGCCGAGCAGCGACGACACCCTGAGCCGCCTGGCCAACCTGGGCGCGCTGTTGCGCCGCGCCGCCGACGAGTGCGACTCGCTCGCCCTGGAGGTGGAGGAGCGGGTCAAGGACGCCGGCAAAGACGGCGCCAAGCTGCGCCAGCTGCAGGCCATCCTGAAGGGCCTGGGAGACTGACCATGCCCGAGATCATGCTGGTGCGGCAGGAGCAGGGCGCCCTGTCAGAGGACGACAAGGCCGCGGCGCGCCGGGCGATCTTCGGCATGGTCGACGGCCTGGGCGAGCGCGGCCGCCGGCAGTGGCGCCGCCTGTGGAACCACATCCTGAAGCTGGAGCCCGGCGAGATGCTGTCGGTGGCCACGCACCTGCCGCGCAGCGGCAAGTTCCACCGCCGGCACTTCGCCATCGAGCAGGCGCTGTTTGAGGCGCAGGAGCGCTTCGAGGTGTTCGACCAGTTCATCTACTGGATCAAGGTCGGCGCGGGCTGGGTGACCTGGGCCGCTGGCCCGAAGGGCGGGGTTGTGCCGATCCCGCGCTCGATCAGCTACGCGGCGGCCGACCAGGCCGAGTTCCACGACTTCCACGACCAGGTGATGCAGTTCCTGCGCGGGCCCCACGCTGCCCGCTACCTGTGGCCGCACCTGAAGGACGGCCGCGCCGACGAGATGATGGAGTCGATCCTGGGGAGGTTTGAGGAATGAAGCGCAGTGCCCCCATCCCGCGCACCGCATGGAAGCGCCAGGACCAGCCGAAGGGCGAGGCGCGCCCCGAGCGCATCCCGCCCGTGGTGAAGCCCCTCACGCGCCCGCCGGTCTACTGGAAGCCCGCCAACGAGCCGGTGCTGGCCCTGCCGAAGACGGTGGCGCACCGCAACCGCGCGCTGCTGGACCTGGCCGAGGACGCGCCCTGCCTCATCCGCCGGCCCGGCGTGTGCAACGGCGACCCGAAGACGACGGTGTCCGCCCATGCCAACCTGCACGAGGCCGGGAAGGCGGGGGCGCGCAAGGCTGACGACGAATACAGCGTGTGGGCCTGCGCCCGCTGCCACACGTGGCTGGACAGCAGCTACAGCGCCACCTTCGAGGAGAAGGCGGAGGCCTTCAAGGTGGCCCACGCCCGGCAGCGCATCGCGTGGCAGGCCATTGCCGAGGATCCGCAGCGCAGCGAGAGCGACAGGCGGGCGGCTCGCTGGGCGCTCGATCACCTGGCAGGGAATTGAAGAAGGCTGTATATTTAAACAGTGTTATGCGTCGTCTACCGCCTCCACCACGCCGGGGAAAAGCTCCCCAAGGAGCTGGTGCGCGCGCAGCAGCCGGTGGAGGGCTGGCTCTACCTGGGGCAGTGCCCCAAGAAGTATTTCCCGAAGCGCATTGCCCAGCTGCAGGATCCCGAGGACCGAACGCGCCTGCTGCTGCCGGAGCTGGGCGACGCTAGCGTCATCGGCATCAAGAAGGGTGGCCTCATGATCTTCGGAAACGAGGGCTTCTCCTCGAGCCATCCTGTGTGGCAGCGATGGTGGGTGATTCCGGGGATCTACGACGACCGGCTCGCCCAGGTGGCGAGTGAACCTCGACCCCCCTTGCACCCGGAATCTCCAGTCGGCAAAGTCACTGCCGCGGCGTAGCTCAGCCTGGTAGAGCAGAGGGTTCATACCCCTCGCGTCGTGGGATCGAAGCCCACCGCCGCAACCAGACATAAAACCGTGGTGCCCCTTCGTAAGAGGGGAAGCCGCCGAGGGGGCCGGACCCATGTGGTGTTCCGGCTTTCGCCGAGGCGCCGGGCGGCAACCGGCAACCATCATCCGTCCCGCGACCCATGCGCGGCCCGGCCCAGCCGGGGTGATCCAGACTGCACGGCGCAGGTCATCGGGAGCCGAACGGCGAGGGATGCTCGATCCCTTCCGCCCTGAGCCAGTGCAGGGCGCCCCTTTGGGGGCCATCACGCCTGACGGCGGCCGCAGAAGGGAGTTGGGCGTTCCTGCCCATTCCGCCGTCAGACGGGATGGTCAAGCGCCCCGCGCGCAGGGTCGGGAGGACCTGGCCGCCATCGCCTCATTGCCGCCATAGCTCAGTCCGGTCAGAGCGTTCCCCCTGTAAGGGAAGGGCCCCAGGTTCGAATCCATGGTGGCGGCACCAGATCCCGACCCCCCTTGAATCCCTGCCTCCCGGCAGGTTGAATCCCCTCCGACGACTCGCAGTTGTCTCCCTCCGCGCCACCGCGCGTTTCACCCCGGGGCAGGTCCCCGGGGTTCTTTCATTGGCACAGCGCAAACCGTCCCACGCGGGAAACGAGCCAAAGGCGACGAAGCCGAAGGGCAAGGTCACCCCGAAGAAGACGGCAGCCAAGAAGACCCCCGCACCCAAGCCGCAGCCCCAAGGCACCCCAGCAGCCTCGAAGTGGCGCGCGGCGTCTCCCTCTCCCTCCCCATCAGCACCACAGCCCGGTACGGCGCTGATGGTCATTCCGCAGCCTGAGCCCCTGACGCCCTGGGAGCAGTTCAAGTCTGAGCTGCCCGGCGCGCTGGACGAGTTCATGGCGTACATCGCCAAGGGTGGGCACATGGCCGCTTGGTGCGGCGCCCGCGGCATCAACTACACGACGATGCTGAAGTTCGTCCACAGCGACCCCGCTCGCAGTGAGATGTACGCGCGCGCACGGGAAGACCGGGCCGATGTGCTGGTGGACGAGATCGTGGCCATCAGCGACGAGGAGACCGTCGAGATCAAGGAGCCGGTGCCTGGCGTGCAGGTGGCGGTTTTCGACAAGACGGCCGTGGCCCGAAATCGCCTGCGGGTCGACGCTCGGAAGTGGGTCGCCGCCAAGCTGCGCCCGCGCGTCTACGGCGACAAGCTCGAGGTGGAGAGCACGGTGAACCACAAGGCCGTGCCCGACGAGGAACTGCTGGCCCGCCTGGCCGCGCTCGGCGTGGTGCTGCCGTCGATCATGCCGGCATCGGGCACGGGAGGCGGCAATGCTTGACCTCTCCACGCTGACGCATGACCAGCGCATCGAGCTGTCCGGCCTGCTGGCCGAGCTGGAGCGCCGGCGCAAGCAGCGGATGCTCCAGACCATGTTCCCGGACACGGGCCCGCTGCGGCGCGAGCTGTACCCGCGGCACATGGAGTTCTTCCGCTCCCTCGCGCCGGCTGCAGTCGGCACGCCGCCCGGCGAGAAGACTGCCATCGCCCGCGCCAGCGAGCGCATCTTCATGGCCGGCAACCGCGTAGGCAAGACCATGGCGGCCGGCACCGAGATCGCCTACCACCTGACGGGCCAGTACCCGTGGTGGTGGGACGGCCACCGCTTCGACAAGCCCAATCGCTGGTTGGCCAGCGGCGATACGCACGAGACGACGCGGGACATCATCCAGCTGAAGATGCTGGGCGCCACGACGGACCGCCCCGAGTCCTACGGCACGGGCCTGATCCCTGGCGAGGCCATCCTCGGCGTCGTCCCTCGGCCGCACGTCAAGGGCGCGGTGGAGAAGATCGTGGTCCGCCACGCCAGCGGTGGCGAGAGCGAGCTTTGGCTGCGCAGCTACGAGCAGGGTCGGGAGATCTTCCAGGGCTTCGAGCTGGACGGCTTCTGGGCGGACGAGGAATGCCCGCAGGACGTGTACGAAGAGGCGCTGGTGCGCCTGATGACGCGCAACGGCCTAGCCATCCTCACCTTCACGCCGCTGAATGGCCTGACGCCGCTGGTGCAGGAGCTGACGAAGCCCGCCAACGCCTACACCGACGAGGACGACCCGGACGGCCTGAAGCGCATGGCGGCCCGCGACCGCCTCATCGTGCAGTGCGGCTGGGAGGACGTGCCCCACCTGTCCGCCGAGGCCAAGGCCAAGTTGCTGGCGAAGCTGGCCCCGCACCAGCGCGAGGCCCGCACGAAAGGCATCCCCGCGCTGGGCAGCGGCGCCATCTACCCGGTGCCCGAAGGCGACATCGTGGTGGACGACTTCCTGCTGCCCGATCACTGGCCGCGGGCGTACGGCCTCGATGTGGGCTGGAACAGGACTGCGGGCATCTGGGGAGCGCTGGACCGCGAGTCAGATGTGCTCTACCTCTATGCCGAGCACTACCGCGGCCAGGCCGAGCCCAGCGTGCACGCGGCGGCAGTCAAGGCCCGCGGCGCGTGGATCCCTGGCGCCATCGACCCAGCCAGCCGTGGCCGCAGTCAAAGCGATGGCGAGCAGCTGCTGCAGAGCTACATCGACCTGGGCCTCCTCCTGAGCCTGGCCGACAACGGCGTGGAGAGCGGCCTGTACGACGTGTGGGAGCGCATGTCCACCGGCCGCCTGAAGGTCTTCAAGTCCTGCCGCAACTGGGTGGACGAGTACCGCATCTATCGCCGCGACGACAAGGGAAAGATCGTCAAGGAGCGCGACCACTTGATGGACGCGACCCGCTACCTCGTAAAGACGGGCCTGTCCTTGGCCCGCGTGAAGCCGCGCGAGCGGTCCAAATCGGGCCGACAAGGCTCATGGAGAGTCGTGTGAAAGAACTGTCCCTACTCGGCCCTCGCGGCACCCCCCTCGTTGAACTGGGCGGCGAGCGAGCCTGGCGCACCTTCACCAAAGGCGACATCGTGTGCAGCCTGCAGTGGCTGGACCTGCAGGCCCAGGACCCCGAATTCCCCGAAGAGGGCCCGATCCCCTGCATGGTGCTGCACAGCGCCTTCCGCCGCATGGACATCGGCGCCCACGTGATCCCGCAGCGCTACGCCTACCTCTACGGTGCGCGCGAGGGCAAGCCCACGCCGCACTTCTTCCGGGCCGTGTGCGACGCCTGCGAGACGCTGGGCTTCGACCGCAACGACAAGGCCGCCCAGCACCGCATGATGGATCTGGTGGTGGAGGGGCTGCCGGACCTCATCCTCATGCCCACCGAGCAGCCGAGCGACCTGGAGGTGCAGCGGCACCGCATGGGCATTGAGGTCTCCGTCAAGGCCGGCGGCAAGACGCTCCACACCGAGGTGATGTGATGTTCGAAGCCCGAGACAAGCCCGCCGCGCCCCGCGAGGAGCAGCCCGACCAAGAACATGGCATGCCCGCCGCGCTCGACGGCGTGACGCAGAACCTGAAGGGTCCCGAGTTGAAGGACGCGAGCCGCGACGAGCAGGCGAAGCATCGCCACTCGACCCTCATGGACCTGCTGGACTATGAAGCGGAGCGGCAGGCCGAAGAGCGGATGCAGATGCAGGTGGACGAGGACTACTACGACCACCTGCAATGGCGCCCAGAGGATGCCCAGGAGCTGATCCGGCGCGGGCAGGCCCCCCTCGTGTTCAACCAGTCCCGGCAGGCTATCGACTGGCTGTCGGGCACCGAGAAGCGCATGCGCAAGGACTACAAGATCCTGCCGCGCGAGCCGGGCGATGAAGCCGGCGCCGAGCTGAAGAGCAAGCTGGTGAAGTACCTGGACGACGTGAACCTGACCCAGTGGCATCGCAGCCGAGCGTTCAAGCAGGCTGTCACGGCTGGCCTGTCCTGGCTGGAGGAGGGCCTGAATCCCGACCCCGAGAAGGAGATCATCTACAGCGGCTGGGAGGACTGGCGCAACGTCTACCGCGACAGCCACAGCCGCAACCTCGACATGAATGTCGACGCCCGGTACCTCTTTCGGGCCAAGGTGATCGACCTCGACTATGCCGAGGCCCTGCTGCCCGGCTGTGAGGAGCACCTGCGAGCGGTGGCGAGCCGTATGGACGAGGACGCCGAGTGCGACGACATCTGGTACATGGGCCAGCGACTCACCGGCGCGTCCGAGACGGAGTGGGGCAGCATCCACAGCCTGGCCAGCTTCGGCGACCGGGCGGCGTACATGGGCCGCAACGGCTACTACGACTACGCGCGCCGTCGCAGCGTGCGCATGCTCGAATGCTGGTACCGCGTCCCGCAGCGCGTGAAGGTCTTCGCAGGCGGGCCGTTCCAGGGCCGCATGGTCAACATGATGGACCCGCGGCACCTGCAGGCCGTGAACGAGCGCATGCCGCTCTATGAGGCCGTGAAGATGCAGATGCGGGTGATGCTGGCAACCAAGTACTCCCCGCTGCGCGACATGGCCAGCCCCTTCCGGCACGGCCGATTCCTGCTCACGCCCATCTTTGCATACCGGCGCGCTCGTGATGGCGTGGCCTACGGCGCTATGCGCGGCATGCGGGACATCCAGGACGACATCAACAAGCGCCGCTCCAAGGCGCTGTTCGCGCTGTCGTCCAACCGGGTGATCGCGGAAGAGGGCGCCGTGGATGACGTGGACGAGGCGCGGGCTGAAGCGGCGCGGCCGGACATGTGGCTGACGAAGAAGCCCAACAAGGAACTGAAGTTCGAGAAGCCGCTCGGCGACTACCAGGGAAACCTCGAGCTGGCCGCGCAGAACACGCAGATGATCCGCGAGATCGGCGGTGTCACCGGCGAGAACCTGGGCCACGACACCAACGCCAACAGCGGCAAGGCCATCCTCGCCAAGCAGGACCAAGGCGCGCTCACGACGGGTGAGCTATTCGACAACCTGCTGCTGGCAATCCTGCAGGCCGGCAAGCTGCGGCTGTCGCACATCGAGCAGTTCTGGACCGAGGAAAAGGCCGTGCGCATCGTGGGCGAGCGAAAGCCCATCGAATGGCTTGAGGTGAACAAGTTCGACCCGGCCACTGGTCAGATCCTGAACGACGTGACCGCCCGGGAAGCGGACTTCATCGTGGACACGCAGGACTACCGCGCGAGCCTGGCCCAGGCCGCGATGGAGCAGATGTTCCAGCTGCTGGGCCAGATCGCGACGTTCGCGCCCCAGGTGGTGCTGGCGGTGCTGGACCTCGTGGTGGAGTCGGCCGAGATCAAGGACAAGGACGAGTGGGTCGCCCGCATCCGCAAGCTCAACGGCCAGCGCGACCCCAGCAAGCCTCCCACGCCCGAGGAGCAGCAGGCTGAGCAGGCGGCCCAGGCGAAGCAGGCCGAGGTCGAGCAGCTGGCCACGGACACGGCCAAGGCCCAGTTGGAGCAGGTCAACACCAACATCGAGCTGCTGCGCGCACAGATGAAGAAGCTGAGCGTGGACGACGCCATGAAGCGCGTCGAGACGCTCTACACCGCGCTGCAGGCCGCTCAGGTCGCCGCTACCACGCCGGGCGTGACGGGCGCAGCCGACGAGATCGCCAAGAGTGCTGGCTTTGATGACCAGCAGCCGGGCGGCATCCCCCAGACGCCGGCCACGCCGGGCGCCACGCCACCGACCAACACCGATCCCATGACGCCGGTGCCAGGCAGCCCGATGAACGCGCCGGCTGATCCGCTTCCTCCCGACCCGGGCCCGGCCACGGGCCTCGCAGGCGCCCGCGGCGGCATCGAGACGCCCACGGGCACCGACAACCTCCCACCCCAGTGAAAGGCAAGACGCCATGACCGACCCCACCAAGACCATCATCCCGCCCACCGTCGGGCGCGTCGTCTGGTATTACCCGGATCCGCGCAGCGGCGAGTCTGGCTTTCAGCCGCCATTCAAGGGCGCACCGCTGGCCGCCATCATCGCCTGCGTGCACTCGGCCACGATGGTGAACCTGACCGTGTTCGACGCCAACGGCGCACCCCACAGCCGCACGTCGGTGGAACTGGTGCACGATGAAAGCGAGCTGAGCAACGATCTGCGCCCCTTCTGCACCTGGATGCCCTACCAGAAGGGCCAGGCCGCAAAGACCGAGGCGGCAGAGCGGCGGGCGGCCGCTGTGGAAACGAAGACCTACGCCGACGGCACGGTGGTCACGGGCACCAGCCCGCTGCCCGACCTGTCGCCCAAGACCTTCAGCTTTGGCGTGGCCCTGGACCTGCTCAAGGACGGATTCCGCGTCAGCCGTGTGGGTTGGAATGGCAAGGGCATGTGGCTGGATCTGCAGCTCCCGGACGCCGGCAGCAAGATGACGCTGCCCTACCTCTACCTGAGCTACCCCACCATCGACGTGCGCACCACGCCGGGCGCGCGCGTGCCGTGGCTCGCGAGCCAGACGGACATGCTCGCCGAAGACTGGGTGCAGGTGCCCTGACCATGCAGAAGAGTCGCCACAGCCTCGCCCTGTGCGTGGCCGCAGGCCTGAGCATGACCGCGCTCGCCGTGGCCACGCCCGTGGAGCCGCGCGAGGGCATCACGCGCGGTGCGCACACGACGCGCCGCCGTGCCAACCCAGTGCAGCGTGTGCCCCCGCACCCCGACGCCGAGATCGCGCGCTGGAACGCCGCCGTCGATGCCAAGAAGGCGGCGAAGGCCGAGCGCAAGGCGCGCCGCCGCGCTGCTGCTTGACCACCCCACCATCCCCACAAGGCATGACACCATGACCATCGAACTGAGCGAAGACGACCTGCGCGGCCTGAGCGCCAACGAGCGCGCCGCGCTGCTGGCGGCCGCAGAAGACGACGAGGAGGGCGCTGTCGCCGAGGCGTTCGGCAAGGTCGCGACTGCGCCCGCCCCCGGCCCCGCTGCTGCTCCCGCCGGCGAGGAGGCCCAGACGGACCCCGAGGACGAGGCCGCCGCCGCTGCTGCAGCAGCAGCTGCCGCATCGCCTGCACCTGCTGCGGCCAGCCCGGCTCCCGCGGCCGCCACGCCCGCTGCTGCGCCCCCGATCGATCCGGCACCTGAAGCCGAGCCGCCCGCGGCCCCGCCGCCGCCCGCGCGCCACGCGCCCACCGACATCGCCGACCAGCGCAAGGCGCTCACCGCGCAGGAAGACGATTCGATGGCGAAGCTCATGGAGGGCGAGATCACGCCCGCCGAGCACGCCGCGGTGCGCGCCGAGGTGCGAGCCAAGCTCGACTCGCTGCTGCTGGCCGAGGCCCAGGATCGCGCCGCCGACGAGTTCGCGCGGCAGCAGATGGTCGGCCAGTACCAGGTGGACCTCGCGGAGACGGTGAAGGCGGGCAAGACCGTGGGCCTCGACTACACCAAGGGCGACCTGCAGAAGGAGTTCGACGGCGCCGTCGTCATGTTCTCCAACGAACTGGCGGCCCGCAACATCTTCGACCAGCCCGGCAACCTCGCGAACTCGCGCCAGGCGCTGAAGGAGGCGCACGAGCTGCTGATGCGCCGTCATGGGAAGGCGGCGGCACAGGCCCCGGCCGCTGCTCCCGCTGCCACGCCGGCCGCGGCGGGTCCGCGCCCGCCGGTGAACCGCTCGGCGCTGCCCACCACGCTTGCAGCCACGCCCGCGGCGGTGGACCCCTCGATCGCGGGCAACAAGTTCGCCCACCTGGAGAACATCACCAACCCCGCCGAGTTGGAACGCGCGCTGGCGCGCCTCAGCCCGTCGGAGCAAGAGGAGTACCTCGGCCAGTGACCTCGAAGCCCACCACCACCCTCATTCGCGACCTTCGGGTCGGCGAGTGCGTTTCGTTCGACGGAGGACGCATCAAGGTCTGCTTGCGCGAGAAGAGCGGTCGCGCCGCGCGCCTGCAGTTCGAGGTGCCGGAGGCGGTGGGCATCGACAAGCCGCGCCAGGCCGCCAACGACGAGGCGGCGGAGCCTGCGACCCCCCTTGATTCTGCGACTTTGTGATATAGGCTTCACGCCACTGAATCCGCCGACGCGCGCGTATGCGTTGGGAGCGGGAACAAGGCCGCCGGGGGCAACCCGGTTCTGAGCGCAAGACGTGCTCCATGCCGTGAGGCGAAGGAGCACGATCGTGCGCACCCTGATCGGGGTCAACGACCCCCAAGCAGTCAAGAAGTGGAGCTCGCTGATGGCCGTGGCCATCAACAAGGCTTCCTACTGGGCGAAGAAATTCGTCGGCGAGGGCAAGGACGCCCGCCTGCCGATCCAACGGATCGATGACCTCGAATCCGGCGCGGGCGACGAGGTGCTCGTTGACCTGCTGATGCCGATGAACATGGAGCCGCTCATCGGCGACCAGACGCTCGACGGCAAAGAACAGCCCCTGAAGTACTTCACCGACCGCCTGCGCATCGACCAGGTGCGTGGTGGCGCGGACCTGGGCTCGCGCATGACCAAGAAGCGCACCCTGCGCAACCTGCGGTCGGACGCCAAGCGGGCCCACACCGACTGGTGGAAGCGCTTGATGGACGAGCTGTACTTCATCTACCTGTCCGGCTCCCGTGGCACCGGCGGCGGCTTCGTCTGGAGCGCGAACAACCCGTTCTTCACCGTCAACCCGTTGACGGATCCCGACTCCATGCACCAGATGTATGGCGGCTCGGCCACGTCCAAGGCATCGCTGACCTCGGCGGACACCATGAAGCTGCGGCTCATCGACAAGGCGGTGGCCAAGGCCGAGACGATGGGTGGTGATGGCACCGACGAGCTGTCGATGATCCCCATCAGCATCGAGGGTGGCGATCACTACGTGGCCCTGATGCACACGTGGCAGTTCGACGCCATGAAGCAGGACGTGAACCCCGGTGGCTGGCTCGACATCCAGAAGGCCGCCGCTGCCGCCGAGGGCGCCAAGAACCCGATCTTCCAGGGCAACAAGGGCATGTACAACGACGTGATCCTGCACACGCACCGGAACGTCATCCGCTTCGGCGACTACGGCGCCGGTGCGAATCTGCCGGCCGCTCGCGCGCTGTTCCTGGGCTCGCAAGCGGCATTCGTGGCCTACGGCGACAACGAATCCGGTACGCGCTACCAGTGGACGGAAGAGAGCAAGGACCACGGCAACAGCATCGCCATCGGCACTCACGCGATCCTGGGCGTGAAGAAGGCGACCTACAAGTCCAAGGACGGCCAGACGCAGCGCGACTTCGGTGTCGTGGCCATGGACACCTACTGCGCCGACCCGAACGCCTGATGACCACGGGCCCTGCTGCGGCAGGGCCTCATCAGCGCATCGCTCATCCCATTCAAGGAGTCCGAAATGTCCCGAATCCTCTCCGAACTGCTGACCGGCAAGAAGAACGGCCCGCTGCCCAATGACGGCGGCGTGTCGGAGATGCCCGTCACCGTCGTGCTGCCCGCCGCGCTGGCCGTGGGCGACCTCATCGAGCTGGTGGATCTGCCCCAGTACGTCAGCCTGGTGGACTACGACGTAATCGCCCCCCAGCTGGACAGCAACGGCGCCCCTACGCTGGCCGTGTCCATCGGCGAAGAGAACGCCGGCCTCACCGACCTGGCCACTGTCTACGAGGCCGGGCTGACGCCGGGCCGCGGGGCCAGCGGCAACGTGGTGCGCTGCGGCAATGCCGCTGCATCCCAGGCCAGCGTGGCCGCGTCGCGGCGCATCGCCCTCAAGGTCACCACCGCTGCGGCCACCTATGCCGGCGCGGGCAAGACCATCACCTTCGTCCTCCACCTGCGTAGCTAACCACCGCGGGCCCCGGAGTGTGTGCATGGGGCGCTGCTGCGGAGTAGCGCCCCTTTTCTTTGTCCATCACCCAGCCAATCACCAGGAGCGCAAGATGCAGATCCACGCTTACCGCCGCAAGGAGCCGACGCCGGTCGAACTCTTCGGCAAGAACTACCTCTTCACCCCGAACCCGGCCGGCCACTGCGTGGCGGACGTGGCGGACGGCCGCGCCATCGCGCGCCTGCTGTCCATCCCCGAGGCCTACCGCGAATACGACGCGGCCACGGCGCCCGCCGTCTCCAGCGCCCCCGCGCCGGCGCCCCTGGCCACCCCCATCGCTTCTGCGCCGCAGGCGACCACCGAGACGGACGACGACGACGGCCCCGAGCCGCTGAAGGGCAGCGACTACCTCCCGGCCGTCATCGAACTCGGCTACGGCAAGACCGTCACGATCGGCGAGTTGGTAGCGCTGGCCCAGGCCCGCGCCGGCCTCGATGCTGAGGAATGGAACCTCAACGACGACGAGGACCGCGAGAGCTTGCTGCAAGACCAGGTGGACGCCATGCGTGCCGAAGTCAGCGCTATTGCGAAGGCCGAGGAGGCTGCCGAGGAGGCTGCGGCGCGCGCGGCCAGCACCCCCGTCCCACCTGCTGCTGTGGGCGGAGACGACGGTGCCGACACGCCCACCACCGGCATGGTCGTCACGAACGGCGAGCAGAGCATCGACATCGGCGCCATGACCGCCGCCCAGGTCCGCGCTTTCGCGGCCGAGGCCGGCGTCGAACTGCCCAAGGGCAACAGCGTGAAGGTCGCCGACCTGCGCACGATGCTCTACCAGGCGCTGACCAAGCCCGCCTGAGCACGACATGCAGGCCTCGGACATCATCGCCAGCGCGCGGATCCTGCTCACCGACCCCGACAAGGTGCGGTGGGACGATCCGACGCTGCTGCGCTGGCTGAACAGCGGCCAGCGGCAGATTTGCGCTGTGCGCCCGGACGCGAAGTCGGTCCGTGCAGACCTGGCGCTAGCGGCCGGGGTGGAGCAGACCATTCCCGCCAACGGCTGGAAGTTCCTGTCCGCCCTGCACAACGTCGGCAGCGATGGCAGCCGCGGCCGCGTCTTGACGCTGGTGAGCCGGGACGAACTCAACGCCATCGATGTGTCGTGGCCCGCTGCGTCCGGCCAGGCCGTGCAGAAGCACTACACGGTGGACGAGGACAACCCGCGCATGTTCGAGGTGTGGCCGCCGTCGATGGGCGGCAACAAGCTGCGCATCAACTACGCCGCCCTGCCCACGGACTGCACCACGCTGTCGTCCGATGTGGACCTGAGCGACGTGTACGAGGGCCCGCTGGTGGACTGGATCTGCTACCGCGCCTATGGGCCGGACAGCGACGACACCCAGGATGCGACCCGGTCCGCCACGCACCTGTCCGCCTTCATGACCGCCCTGGGCGTGAAGAGCCAGAGCGATGCCGCCACGGCGCCGAAGCGCAAATGAAGCCCTTCAGCGCGTTCCTGCCCGACCTGCTGCCCCTGGTGCCGAACTGCCCGGAGCCCGTGGCCGAACTCGCCCTGAAGCGCGCCACGCAGCGCTTCTGCGAGCTGTCGCGCGCCTGGCGCATCGACCTCGATCCCGTCACGCTGATCGCCGACATCGACCTCTACGACCTGGAGCTGCCCATGGCCGCCGAGCTGGTGCGCATCGAGCGCGCCAAGCTGGACGGCCTGCCGATCCGCGTGGCACCCGTCGATGAGGAGTGCTCGGAACGAGACTACATCCGCTGCCCCGACGGTCGGCAGATTGTGGTGGCTCCGGTGCCGGTCGGCACGCGCTCGCTGGTCATCACTGCCAGCCTGAAGCCCGGCAACGCCGCGCAGAGCGTGGAGGACTTCATCGAAGCCCGCCACCGCGAGCTGATCGCCCGCGGCGCGGCCGGCCGCCTGATGCAGCAGCCGGGCAAGGTGTACAGCGACGCCAACCGCGGCCTGGTGGAGGTCGCCGCCTTCGAGGCCGAGTGCACCCGCGTGCGTGAGCAGGCCCGCCGCGGCTACGGCCGCGTGCCGCCGCGCGTGATCCCCAACTTCGTCTGACGGAGCAGCCGTGAGCCTGCCTCTCCCCACCTGCCAAGTTCGTGTCGTGGTCTTCGATTCGGCCGGCGGGGCACCCGTGGCCGGCGCGCAGGTGCAGGCCCAGCTCTCGAGCTACGACGTTGGCGATGGGTATGTGGTTCCGCGCCTGGTTGTTGGCACCACGGACATCGACGGCGAGGCCTTCCTGGACCTGTGGCCCAACCAACTGGGTAGCAGCGAGTCCTTTTACACGGTCACCATCACGGCGCCGAACGGGAAGCGCCTGCGCACCATCGCCGTGGTGCCGAATCAGCCCACGGCCGACCTGCAGGACATCGCCGAACTGCCGCCCTATGACGGGAAGCCAGACGCAGCGATCTACCTGAACACCGTCGTTCAGGCGGCCCAGGATGTCACACAGAAGGCCCAACAGGTCAATGATGATGCTGAAGCGGCCACGCAGGCCGCTGGCATCGCGATTCAGAAGGCGAACGACGCAGGGCAAAAAGCGAGCGATGCGGAGCAATTTGCCTCCAATGCGGCGGGCTTCGCTGATGCAGCAGCAGCATCGGATGAATCCGCTGGGCAACATGAAGCCGCGGCGGCAGCACAGGCGGGTGTTGCTACGGCGGCATCCAACAATGCGCAGGCCGCGTCCCGTTCTCCAGGGACTTGGACTTTCCTGGCTGGACTCACGCCGACCGTCATCGGCGAGGGGGCTGAGGTACCAGACAGTGACACGGGCACCCACGTTGATCCTTCCACGTCGCTTCCGGTACCCAACGCCGGGCGGTACAAGGGATTTGCCACGACGCTGGGTGCATGGGAGCGCATTGGGCCCACCGGTCTGTATGGAAAGACGAGTATTGCGGTTGTCAACCAAGTCCCTTCAGTCGTCTACTTGTACGGGCAGCAACTGGCCGGGTGGGTCAAAGACACGAATGGGCGCATTGGCGTCGGCATCGCGCAGGACAGCACTCTCCTCGCAAAGCTGCCCCTCGTCCAAGGCTCCGGGATCACCATTACGCGCTCGGCTGCTGACGGCAAATACACCATCGCTTCCACGGGCGGGGTGACTGGCGTTACTTCCGGCCTCAACGCCATTTCAGCCGCCATCAATGCAGGCACCCTAAAGGTCTCGCTCGGCACGACTGAGGGTGTTGTGCCAGTCGGTGGCGGGTGGATTGATGGACGGGGCCTTAACGTCTACATCGGCGGCGTGAAGGTCGTGGGTGGCATCAAGGGCACCGATGGTCGCTGGCCCATCTGGGTCGGAGAGGACGGCAAGGGCCACGTCCACGGGCTCGTCGTGCCGACGCCCGCCGACTACCTGCTGAAGGAGGCGGCAGCCTACGGTGACAGCCTCACGGCTGGCGCCGGCGGGGGTGGGTCCACCATCATTGGCGCGCTCGCGACCGCGCTGGGCATCCCTGGGTTCAACCGTGGCATCGGCGGGCAGACTTCCAACCAGATCGCGCAGCGCCAGAGCGGCAACGTCGTCACGGCGACGCTCTCGGGGAATCAGATCGTTGCGGGCGCCAACACGGTGACCGAGTTCAATGGCGCTGCTGTGGCCGGCATGTCCACGAACGGCGCCCGCGACCAGCCGCTGTCCACGGCATCGGACAACACGACGCGCAGCATGTCGGTCAGCCTGTGCGGCGTGACCGGGACGCTCACGCGCACGGCGAACGCCGCGCCGTCTACCGTCGAGGGCTACACGTTCACGCCAGACGCCGGCCAGGCACTGCCGGTGACATGCCCGACTCAGTCGCCCATGCTTGTGCTGTCCAACGTCTTTGCAGACACGCGGCGCATCAACATCCTCTGGCCAGGGCGCAACAACGATTGGACGTCGCCGACCCAGATCATGAGCGACCTCGACGCGATGACAAAGGTGCTCATCGAGGCCGGGAACCGGCGCTTTGTCGTCATGACGGTCATCAATGGCAACTACGCGGCCGAATATGCCGGTGCCTCCCGGTACGTGCAGCTCATGGCGATCAACCGAGCCATCATGCGGCGCTACCCGAACAACGTTGTGGACGTGCGCTCGTACCTCATCAACCGCGCGCTGGCTTACCTTGGAATCACTCCCACTGCGCAGGACCTGATTGATATCGGAAACGACACGGTGCCGACCTCCTGCCGGGCCGTAGGCGACAACATCCACCTCAACGGGATCACCTACGCCGCCATCGGCGCGAACCTGCTGGCCCCGTTCATCACTGCGAAAGGATGGGTCTAATATGCCCCTCGAAATGAATTGCGGCGTGGCCTTCATTGGCTCCGACCTTCCGCCCAAGGGGTACGCCGACCCCATCATGAACGACGGCACGAAGTTCCTCCTGGACTTCACGCGGGCCGACTGCAACCCGAACGCCGATGGCGCCCTCGCGGTTGGCTCCGTCTTCCATGACCTCGTCAGCGGCAATGCCGACTGGACCATCGTCCGCCCTGGAGGCGTGAGCCCGGTCACCCAGCGGCCCGGGCGCATGGGTCTGTCGTGGGCGGACAACTCGCTGGTTTCGCAGGTGGACACCATCCGCTCTTCGGCGGCCAAGCTGTGGAACGCGGACCAGCCTTTGACGCTGTGGGCCTGGATCAAGCAGTCGGGCTTGAGCGTCGTGGCGAACTACGCGCGCCTCTTCGGCCGCAGCGCGGCCGTCAACGGCAACACCAATGCGTGCCAGGTGGCGATTGACACGGGGAACGGGGGCGCTAACCCCCGCGGCTCCGTCCTGCCGGCCAGCAGCGGGGTCGGTATTGCAACCGGCCCGGGCGCCGCCCTCTCGCGCGACACAGTGCACCTGCTGACCCTGGAATACGTGCCCAACAGCACGCTGGTGATGTACTTCGACGGCGTGGTCAGCCAGCGCCTCGACTCAAGCATCCCTGCAGCGCTGGCCGATGACACTGGCTGGTACAACTGGCTCGCGTTCGTTGGCGGCGGCGTCGTCTACCGCATCGGCGCGGAGTCCCCGACCCAGAGCGGGCGCTCGGCATCGCAACTGGCGGCCGCCGAGAAGGCGCTGAAGAACGGCATCTTCAGTTGAAGCTCATCAGCTTTTCTACGCAGCGGGGCCGGCGCTTGATGCCAGAACCAACCAACACAGCGGATTGAAAGCAATGCCGAAGATCGCGCTCGCCGAGTTCAACGGGGCCGCCCTCGCGGTGCATCCCAAACTCATCCCGGACACGGTGGGCACGGCCTCGCGCAACCAGCGGCCGGGCCGCGGCGACCTGCGGCCGTGGCGGCAACCGTTGCCGGTGGCCACCGTGCCGGCCGGCCGCCACACCATCTACCGCATGGGCCGGGACGTGGCCAGCGACACGCAGTACTGGCTCTCTTGGCCGGGCATCGTGCACGCCGTGCGCGGCTTCGTCAGCGGCGACACGGTGGAGCGGACCTTCTATACCGGCGACGGCGCCCCGAAGCAGACCAACACCAGCATCGGCCTGGCCGCTCCGCCGTACCCGAGCGCCTACCGGGAGCTCGGCGTGCCTGCGCCGGCCTCGGCGCTGCTGGTGACGCCCAACAACACGGGCGAGGCGACCGACACCGAGCTGCGGTACTACACCTACACCTACGTGACGGACCTGGGCGAAGAGAGCGCGCCGGCGCCGGTCAGCGCGCAGGTGCAGTGCAAGACCGATGACACCTTGGCGATCGCCGGTGTCTCGCCGCCGCCGGCCGGCGCCTATGGCATCGACCGGATCCGGTTCTACCGCACGCAGTCGGCAACCAGCGGCGACGCGGAGTTCTTCTTCCTGCGCGAGGAGCCATCGACCATCGGCAGCACCACCGACGACAACCGGGCCCTGGGCGAGGTGCTGCCCACCGATGGCTGGCTTGTGCCGCCTTCGACGCTCACAGGCCTGACGGCCATGTGGAACGGCATGGCCGCAGCCATCAACTCGGCCGACGGCTCGGTGCGGTACTGCGTGGCCTACAAGCTCTATGCCTGGCCGGTGGCCTTCGAGACGCTGCCGCCAAATGCGAAGGCCGTGGCGCTGGCGGTGTACGGGCAGCGCCTCCTCGTGCTCACCACCGGCAAGCCCGTGCTGGTGCAAGGCTCCGGGCCCGATGCCCTGGACGAGCAGCCGCTGGAGATCGCGCAGGCCTGCGTGGCCGCTCGCAGCGCCGTGGGCCTGGGCCACGGCGTGGCCTGGGCATCGCCGGACGGCCTGGCCTACTTCGGCGACGGTGGCGCATCGCTCTGCACCATCGGCCTGCTCACCCGCGACCAGTGGACGGCCATGAACCCCGAGTCCATCACCGCCGTCAACTACGAGGGCTTCTACTTCGCGAGCTACCTGGACATGGAGGGGGTGCGCCGGGGCTTCTTCCTGGACCCATCGAACCCCAAGGGCATCTTCTTCCTCGACCAGGGCTACGAGGCCATGTTCGTGGACGAGCACCGCGACGCGCTGTTTGTGCTGGACGGCACGGCCGTGAAGAAGTGGGATGCCGGTGAGGCCTCGATGACGGCCCTGTTTCGCAGCAAGGTGTTCGCGGGGCCGGAGCGGAACTACTCCGCCGCCCGGGTGGAGGCGGACGCCTACCCGGTCACCATGCACGTCGACGTTCTGGACCTGCACCCGGATGTGGTCGCCGCCCGCATCGAGGCCCGGCCCGGCCTGTTCACGTCGCCAGCAACCGGCGTGCTGCGGCACACCCACGTCGTTGACGACCGCCGGCCCTTCCGGCTGCCGGGCGGTGTCCTGTCGCGCACCCACCAGGTGACCATCGAGACGAGCAACCCTGTGCAGTGGGCCACGCTGGCCAGCAGCATGCGCGAGCTGTCGGAGGAGGGCTGATGGCCGATCCTCGGCGCGAGATTCCCTCGGTCAACTCCGCGAACTTCGCGCAGCGCATGCGCGAAACGATCATGGTGTACCTGGGCAAGCAGGGCAACAAGCTCGACCGGGGTGTGACGGTGCGCGACCTCGTGGAGGGCGGGTACCTCAAGCTCCGGCAGAGCTGGCTCGGCGGGGACAACAATCCCTTCGACGGCGTCGCGCCCGGCTTCGAAGTGCCCAAGGACACCCGGCCGCCGCCCACGCCCAGCGGCTTTGCGGCAGATGGGGCGCTGTCGCACATCCTCGTGACGTGCGACGACCCGACCTACCAGAGTGGCCATGGCCATGGCGAATCGGTGCTCTACGGGGCGCCCTTTGATGGGACGGGGCCCATGCCCACGTTCGCGAACGCCGTGGAACTCGCGCGGTTCCCCGGAACGGTCTACGCCTACGGCGTGAACCCCTCGACGCGCCTGCGCCTGTGGCTGAAGTGGCGCTCGAAGGATGGCGTGCTCTCGCTGCAGCCCGCCGGCGGCATCAACGGGCTGGACGTGAGCACGGGGCTCGATGTGGCGCCGCTGCTGGACGCGCTCACTGCCGCGGCGGAGGACCCCAGCGCGCCCTATGCCAAGTTCGCGGTGCGCGCGGACCTCTTCTACGTCAGCAGCTCGACCGGGCCCACGGACGCCGGGCTGTTCAGCGTCGTGACGGTGCCCATCACCATGAACGGGGTGACCGTGCCCGTTGGCGTCTACATGCGTGATGCGTTCATCATGAACGGCACCATCGTGAACGCCAAGATCGGCAACGCGGCCATCGACAACGCCAAGATCGCCAACGTCAGCGCCTCGAAGCTGACCGCGGGCTCCATCACGGTCGGCGAATACATCCAGTCGATCGGGTATGCCTCCGGCCTGAGCGGCTGGCGCATCGACGGCAATGGGAACCTGGAGGCCAACAACGCCACGATCCGCGGCACCACCTACGTCGGCGGCGGCACGGTGGGCGGCATCATCATCGAGCCCACGGCCATCCGCTCGAGCAACTACAACGGCACGTCGCTCGGCTTCCGCCTGGGCGCCGACGGCACGCTCGACATGCCGAATGGCGTGGTGCTCACGCGCAACCTGGCTGCCGGCGCTGTCACGGCCGACAAGATCAGTGTGCAGCGCCTGGATGCCATGTCCGCCACGATGGGCACGCTCGCTGCCGGGCAGCTGGAGATCGACGGTGGCCCCGACCCCGACAGCTGGGGCTATGTGCGCACGCCGGGCAAATGGCTGGACGACAACGACGGCTGGATCCTGGCGCGCAACCGGGCCGACGGGGCGAATTTCCTGAGCTTCAAGTGTGGGGGCATGCGCTTCAACATGCACAACTACCCTGGCGGCTACGGCGCGGCCATGGACTGGGGTGGCATCTACATGGACAGCAGCGGCTACCTGGAGGTGCGCCGCCAAGCTGTCATCGACACGCTGAACGTTGCAGCCGGGGCCGTGGCGGCGCACATGCGCACGTCGGGGACGTCGGACACGATCACCATCGGCGTGACGGTGCCCGAGGGCCAGACGTGGGATGTCGTTGCGAACGGCTACGTCGCACCCTACTACGTCAACGACACGAACCCAGCGGCCGGATACGACCCGGCGGTCTATGTCACCCTCTCGCAGAGCATGTTTTCGGAGTATGTGCCTGGGGTGAACCAGAGCTACTCCGTCGACGTGGGTGAGGGCACCACGCTCTACTACATGAAGTACCGGGCGCCGCTGAACGTGATGGGGCGGACCACCCTCGCCGCGGGCTACCACTCGGTTTCGCTGACGGTGACTGGGCCGAGCGGGCCGATGAACAAGATCCTCCTGTTGAGCATCCTCAAGCGGCCATGAGCGACATCTTCTACTTCACCCGCTTCGACAAGGCCACCGGCCGCGTGCTGGAGGTCGGCCAGACCATGCACACGCTGGAGATGCGCACGGCAGAGGTGGGTGTGGTGCGCGAAGAGGCGCCGCCGAACACCTATCGGGCGGGCGACGCATGGGTGCCGATACCGCCCCAGCCCAGCCCGGCGCACCGTTTTGACTGGACGGCGCACGTCTGGGTCGATGACACGCCGGCGGTCAGCGTGGAAGACCTGAAGACGGCGCGTGCCCACGCGGTCGATGCCGACTTCAGCAAAGCCTCGGCCGCGCTGCTGGACGGCTACCCCCAGGCGGAACGGCTGACCTGGCCCACGCAGCAGGCTGAGGCGATGGCCTGGCATGCCGATGCGCAGGCGGCGACACCGTTCCTCGATGGGCTGGCGCTGCATCGCGGGATCTCGCCCGAAACGATGCGGGCGAAGACGCTCGCGGCTGTGCAGGCCTTCCAGCAAGCCTCGCAGTACCTGGTCGGCACGCGGCAGCGGCTGCAAGACCAGCTGGCGCAGGCCACCACGGCGGAGGCTGTGGCCGCTGTTTCCTGGCCATCCGACCCCCCTTGAAATCGTAGGGTGGCGGGCCGTAGTCTCAGGCGCCTTTCCCTCCCGCCATGCGCCTGCGCCTCGCCCTCGCTCTGTCCCGGTACGCCGGCCAGGTTCTTACCCCGGACCTGGCCCGTTCCATCTTGCGCGACGTGGAGGGGGCCGACCGCACCATCGACGGCAAGCGCTTCGGGCAGGAGGGCTTCAACGGCTACGTGATCGCTGCCGAGACCGTGGCGGGCAACGAGGCGGCCCTCGTTCCGCTGCAGGCGGCCTGCCACGAAGAGACGCGGCCGGGCATCCCCTTCGATCACCAGTTCGACTTCGCCCGCCAGCGGGAGGCCGAGCGCGCTGGCAACCTGGTGCTGTTCACGGCCAGGCTGGCGTCCACGGGCGAGCTGGTCGGCGTCCTGCGCGTGCGGGTGTTCCAGCCCGACGGCTGCGCTCACCTGGAGGTGACCGACGACCTCTTCTACATCCGGCCGGCGCACCGGAACTGGCTCGCCGTCCACCTGTGGCGCTTCGCGGAGCGCTCGATGTTCAACCTGGGTGTTCGGGTGGTCAGCTTCGACAGCCTCTCGATCACCGGCGCGGACCGCATGGCGCGCTACCTCGGCTACACGCCGGTGGCCACCAAGTTCACCAAGGTCGCGCAGGACGCTTGCGACTACCAGCAGGTGCCCCAACGGCGCCCGCGAGGAGATTCGCATGGCGCGATGGCATCGCACTGAGTTCGACCTGCTCCCCGAGCAGGCTTTCCGGCCCCGCGCGGGCGGTGGCATGACCCTGGAGGGCGGTGGAGGCGGTGGCAGCAGCGCTGCTGACTACGCCCAGATGATGGCCACCATCAAGCAGACCGAGCTCAATCAGGAGCAGTTGGCCTGGGCGAAGAGCGTCTATGCCGATGAGGCGCCCGCCCGCGCGGAAGCGACGCGGCAAGCCTCGGAGGTGGCGGACACGCAGCTGGCGCAGATGCGGCAGCAGATCGCCATCACCCAGCAGGCCCAGGACGACTACACGAGCCTCTACCGACCCCTGGAGCAGTCGCTGGTCACCGACGCGGCGAACTACGACACCCCCGAGCGCAGGGCAGCCGAGTCCGCGCAGGCCGTGGCCGGCGTGGAGCAGCAGCTCGCCGCCCAGCGCGGCGCCACGACCCGGGAGATGGAGCGCTCCGGCGTGGACCCGTCCAGCGGGAAGATGGCCGCCCTGCAGGGCTCCATGGACCTGAATGCAGCGAAGCTGAAGGCTGGCGCCGGCAACGCTGCCGCGAAGTCCGTCGAGAACATCGGCTATGCCCGCAAGATGGACGCGGCCAGCCTGGGCCGCAACATCGCTTCGAGCCAGGGCACCACGGCGGCTCTGGCATCTCAGCTCGGCTCGTCGGCCATCGGCTCGAACGCGGCCAGCATCGCTGCTTCGCAGTCGGGGAACGGGCTGATGCAGGGGGCGTACAACACGGCAGTTTCTGGTGCGGGCCAGACTGCCAACTCCTATGGCGCCATGGCGGGGCGGCAGACCTCGGCGGCCAACGCCGCATCGGCGGAGCGCTCTTCGAACGTCGCGGCTGGGGTTGGTGCCGCCGCGACTGTGGCAACTGCCGCGATTGTCATCTGATGAGCTTGATGAATACCGAGGCCGTAGCGGTCGCAACCGCCCAGCTTGTCCAACGCGGCATGCGCGTCTTCAATGCCGCGCTGTTCGCACCGACCGAGCGCGAACACGTCGCCGTGCTGTTGGCGCTCGCAGACCTGCCGGAGGGCGGCATGGTGATCGATGCGGGCTGCGGTGTCGGCGAGATGGCGCTGCACATGCGCAACGACCGGCCCGACCTGGACATCCTGCTGGTCAACATGAGCGCGGAGCAGTTGGCGCAGTGCCCGGAGGGCTTCCATCGGCTGCAGGCCGACTTCGACCACATGGGCGCGGTGCCGGACGGTGCGGCAGACGCCATCATCTTCAGCTACGCCATCTGCCATTCTCCGGACTGGCCCACCACGCTGCGCGAGGCGCGCCGGGTGCTGAAGGACGGCGGCGTGCTGCTGATCAACGACCTGGCCCGCCTTGGCGGCGACAACGCCGAGTTCGAGCAGCTGCTCGGTGCCCGCGCGCACGAGCCCGAATGGGTGGAGGAGTGGGCAGCCCGAGCCGGCTTCCGCCTGGACTTCGCCGCCGCGCCCGCCGTGCACGAACACCGGCTGCGCGAGGTGCTGGTGGCCGACGGTGCTGGCGCTGGCCTGCTGGATGACCTGGTGCCGACCGTCTGGCGCTTCGTCGCCGCACCTCCGGAAGAAGCGCGGTGGATTCGCCACCGGGGCCGGATCGGCTTCCAGTTCAGCGGCGGGCGCGACAGCACCGCGGCGCTGTACCTGCTGCGCGATCGGTGGGTCGAAATGACGATCTACCACCTGGACACGGGCGACCAGTTCCCAGAGACGCGCGAAGTGGTGCGCCGCGTGCGCGCGGACCTGGAGGCGGCAGGCGGGCGATTCGAGGTTATTGAGACAGACGTGCAGGCCCGTCGTAATGACGTGGGCTACCCGTTCGACGTAGTGCCCGTGGACAACACCACCGTCGGGCGCTTGGTGTCGGGGGACCCTATACGAATCACCAGCCGCTACGAGTGCTGCGCTGGCGCACTCATGAAGCCGCTGCACGCGCGCATGGCGGCCGACGGCATCACGCTGTTGGTGCGCGGGCAGCGTGACGACGAATACGCCGCCCCCCCGCTTCGCAGCGGCGACGTGGCCGATGGCTTCGAGGTCTTCTACCCAGTGCAGGACTGGACCGCCGAACAGGTGATGGCGTTCCTGCAGGAGAACGGGCTCCCCGTGGCGCCGTTCTATGCCGCGGGCGTGCGCCGCGCACCCGAATGCATGGGCTGCACCGCCTGGTGGGACGAGGGCCGCGCCGCGTACCTGAAGGCACACCACCCGCGCGAGCACAAGGTGCTGATCCAGCGCCTCAACGACATCCGGGCCGCCGTCGACAAGCAGATGAGCTGGCTCACGCACGAAATGGAGGCCTGACATGGCAGCAGGATGGGGCACTGCCCTTCAATCTGGGGTGAACGGTTACCTCACGGGGTTGCAGATCGCCAAGCTCAACCGGGAGCAGCAGGACGCCGAGCAGCTGAAAGCCGACCTCAAGGCTGCCGGCCAGCAGGTCGCGGTGGAGCAGACCGGCGGCCAGCCCCAGATCCCCGAATGGGCGGACAACCGGGATGCGGGCACGCCCGAGATGCAGGCCCTCCCGAATTCGGGCTTGGTGGACACGCCCATCGCCCTGAAGGTGGGTGGACAGTCCTACGCGACGCGCGCCGAGGCCGACGCGGCGGCAGCGAAGGCCAACACGCCCGCAGCCATGGCGCAGCGTGCATCGGCCGTCTACGGCAAGCACGGGCAGATGGACAAGGCCATGGCCATGCAGCAGCAGGCCATGACCATGGAGCGTCAGCAGGCGGAGATGACGGAGACGGCCATGCGGCTCAAGAAGGCCGGCGTGATGGAGTCGCTCACGAAGTTCCGCATGACGGGCGATCCCGCCTCGGCCAGGGCCGCACTGGCCGGCGCGGGCTTCCCGATCGCCGGGGACGTGAAGGTGGAGCCGGTGGAACTCGACGTGCCCGGCCTGGGCAAGATGCGCACGTTCAAGGCCATCTTCGCGATGAAGGAAGGCGACAAGGAAATCCCGGCCGAGATCGACGCGCACCAGGCCACCATGGCCATGATGCCCTACGAGCAGGTGCTGCAGAACCAGCGCCAGGGCGTCGTAGACCAGCGCACCCAGGCCAATGCCGACCGCACGTTCAACGAGGGCGTGCGGCAGTTCGACGTGACGAACTCTCGCCTGACCGCCAGCCAAGCCCAGGAAGCGGAGCTGCGCGGCCTGCACATCGGCAGAGCCCGCCTCGACTTGGAAGAGGCCACGCGCAACGCAAAGGTGCCAGCGGCTGTGCGCCTGCAGGCCGAGACGTTGAAGAAGGAATCCGAGGCGATCAACGCCGCCATCACGAAGTCGCAGGCTGATGGATCGTGGGCGCCGGATAGCCCTGGCGCCAAGCAGCTGCTGGAGCGCCGCGCTGTCATCACGGAGCAGCTCAACCGCACCTTGGCGCCCTACGTCCCCTCCGAGGGCAAGGGCTCCGCAGACCCGTTCGGCCTGCGCGGCGGCGCGCCGGTGTCCTTCAAGGATCCGGCGTGGGACAAGGCCGAGGCGGAGGCCTCGCAGAAGACCGGCGTTCCTGCCGATGTCCTGCGCGTCGTGCGCACGCTGGGCGAGCGCAGCAACGGCGATCAGGTGTCGCCTAAAGGTGGGCGCGGGGTGTACCAGTTCATCCCGGAATCTCGCGAGGCCTTCAAGAAGAAGTACGGCGTGGACGCCTACTCGGACAACCCGGCGGATCAGGCGCTGGCCGCGGCCTATCACCTCAAGGAGGGCTACGACCGAACCGGCTCCTGGGAGAAGGCCGCAGCCGGCTTCAACGGTGGCATCAGCGCGGAGAAGGGCAAGAACGCCACCGCGGAGAACAAGGCCTACCGCGAGCGGACCGGACCGGCGATTGCTGCCGCCATGCAGCAGCAGGCCGATCCCATGGAAGAGCTCTACCGCAAGCAAGTAGCAGAGATGAACCGCGGAACCCGCGCCGACCTGAGCAGCGATGTGAAGGACTGGCTTGCGCGTCGTGACGACGACAAGAAGCAGCGCTTCAATGCGGCCCAGGCTGCCTTTCTCCAGAAGGAGAAGGACCGCGCGCTGCGGGAATCCAAGGTGCTGGCTGCGACCGCGCGCCCCTAAACAACGGACCTCACCCACATGGACATCAGCCAGATCCGCGCCAAGAAGCCCGAATGGAGTGACCTGGACGACATGCAGGTCGTCAACGTCCTGAAGCAGGTCTATTACCCGGACTTGGCAGAGGGCGACATCGCCAAGGCGATCGGCGTCTCGCAACCTGCGCCGCCGCCAGCCCCGCGCACGCTGGGCGGCACGCTGAAGGATGCTGGGATCAGCGCGCTCAAGGGCGCCATCGGCGTGCCGGAAGCGATTGTCGGCCTGGCCGACATCCCCACAGCGGGCTACGCGGGAAAGGCGGCGGAGGCGGTCGGCTTCCGGCCCAAGGAAGCGCGGCAGATCCTGGATGACCAGCTGAGCGACGCGCAGAAGCAGGCCAACACCAAGGTGCAGCAGGCGGACGGCTTCTTCAACACGGTGGGCGCTGCGGTGCAGAACCCGTCGGTGATCGCGCACAGCGCCATCGAATCCGTGCCTCTGATGCTGGCCGGCGGGGTGGTTGGCCGCGGCGCCGCGGCGATTGCGCCGCGCATCGGCGCCGTGGGCGCGGCCGCCGCCGGCGAGGGTATCGTTGGCGGCGGCTCGGCTGCGGAACAGATCCGGCAGGAGACGGCCGACGGCACGCTGACTGCCGGCCAGGTGGCCGCATCGCTGGCCAGCGGCGCCGGCACGGCCGCGTTCGGGCTGCTGGGCGGCAAAGTCGCGAAGAGCCTGGGCATCCATGACGTGGACACACTCATCGTCCGCGCCGGCCAGAGCCAGGCCGCGGCCAAGGGCATCACCCGGCGCGTCCTTGAAGGCGCGATGTCCGAGGGCCTGTTGGAGGAACTGCCCCAGTCCATCCACGAGCAGGTGATGCAGAACCTCGCCCTCGGCAAGCCGCTGGAGGAGGGCGTCAACCAGGCTGCGGTGCTGGGCATGCTGACGGGCGGCGCCATGGGTGGTGGCGCGCAGTTCCTGGGCGGCGGCCACCGGCCGGCCGCCAACGATCCCATCGACACGGCGGTACCGGCGGCCAATGATGCGGCCGCGCCTCTGGCGCTGCCCGCGCCCACCATCACCGTCGGTCCCGACGGCATGGCTGCGACGGCCGACCAGCGGCAGATGGCGCGGGACGAGCTGCTGGCGCGCGAGGGCCAGATCGTGGAGCGTGGCCCGCTGTCGCGCGCGGCGCGCACCGCATTGGGCGACGGTGCTGTGCAGGACGTGCAGCCGAAGGCGGGGCCGCTGGCCGCCGCCACCGCGGTGATGCCCGCGCAGGAGGTGACGAATGAAGGTCCGATCGATCAGGGTGCGACAGCGCCGCAGGATGGCGCGCTGGCCGGCGAGGGTGGAGCGCTCGTACAACCAGATGGGGCTGCGCCTGCAGCACCAACCGACGCTGGAGGCCTGGCGCAGGGCATGCTGGGACGCGCAGCGCCGGCCGTCGCGGCTGCTGCACCTGCTGAACAGCCTGTAGCGCCACCGTTCCCCACCTACGAGGACGCCGAAGCCTACAGGCGCGAGCAGAAGGCCCGCGGCGGGAACGTGCAGGCTCTGCCGGCCCCGGCCGCCGAGGGTGGCTTCCGACTGGTGGGCAAGGACTCTCCGGACTACCCGGCCGCCGAGGCGCTGCGCACCGAGCGCCGCCAGGCCAAGGCGCGGGCCGATGCCGGCGTGCTGGCTGGCGACATCACCAACAAGCAGGGCATGCCGTTCACCATCGCGCTGCCCGCGCGCAACGCCGCGAAGAAGGCCGGGCCAGGCCACGAGGTGGTGCAGGTCAAGGGTGGCTACGTGGTGCGCAAGGCGGCGCCTGCGGCCGAGGCCGCGCCTTCGGCTCCTGCTGAAGCACCGGCCGCGGAGGCTCCGGCGCCGGATCCGCAGGCGGCCCCGAGCTTGGCAGGCGCGCCGCGGCCGGATGGCTGGACCGAGTTCGCGAAGGATTCCGGCACGCTGTCCGTGCCGCGCGCCGAGATGCCGCAGATCAAGGCTGAGCACCGCGGCGCCATGGTGAACTTCATGAATGCGCGCGGCATCGCGCATCAGGAAGAGGAGGTGCCCGGGGACAGCCTCAAGCCGACGCAGGCCGAATTCAGCCAAGAGAAGGTGGAAAAGGCCAAAGCCGCGGATGAGGGTGGGAGCCGCGCCATCCTCGTCTCCCGCGATGGGCATGTGCTGGACGGCCACCACCAGTGGCTGGCAGCCCGCGAGGCCGGCGAGCCCGTGCGGATCATTCGGCTGGATGCCCCCATCAAGCAGCTGCTGGACGCGGCGCACGAGTTCCCCAGCTCGACCACTGACACGGCCAGCAGCACCAGCACCACGCCGGAACCGGCGCCCGCCGCAGAGGCGCCGCGGGCCGAGCCGCAGATCGTGGAGCACGTGACGGCGAAGGGTAAGACGCTGCGCGGCGTGGTGCGGCAAGACCTGGACGCGGCGGAGGCCAAGGCCATCGACCCGTACACCTTCCAGAAGGAGGGCGGCTGGTTCATCCGCGAGAAGTACCTCGGCCAGGCCGCTGCACCCGCAGGTTCTGCAACGATTCCCGAGAACATTTCCGAGCCCGCCGCCACTCGCGAGGAGCCCGCCGCGGCGCCGAGTTCCGAGAAGATCGGGGACGCGCCCGCGCCCGCGCCGTCGGCGCCCGCCGTGGCCGGCCGGCCGGCGGTCAGCCAGAACACCGTCTTCACCGAGGACGCCGCCGCAGCCGCGCGCGCGTTGCTGAAGCGCAAGCTGGGCCAGCTGAACAGCGGTATCGACCCGGAGATCCTGCAGGCCGGCATCACCCTCGCCGGCTACCACATCGAGAAGGGCGCCCGTACCTTCGCGGCCTACGCCAAGGCCATGCTGGACGACATGGGCGAGGGCATCGGCCCCTACCTGAAGAGCTTCTACCTGGCAGTGCGCTTCGACCCGCGTGCGGCGGCGTTCGAGGGCATGGATTCGGCCGCGGCCGTGGAAGCGGCAGAACTGCCGCGCGTTGAGACGGCGCCTGCTGGCGCCGATACTGGAGGCAAGGACGATGGGCGAAATGCAGCACGCGAACTGGATCGAGCAAGCCCGGGAGCACTGGCGCGAGCACCTGCCCAAGATGTTCGCCCGGCTGCAGAAAGCCGGGACGCTGGAGAAGACGCTGGCCGAAGCCGCCGAGGCGACGGCGAAGGACCTGCGCGCGCTGACCGCGCAGGGGGCGACGTGGGACGAGGCATGGGAGCAGGTCCGGGAGCGGTACCTGTTCCTGCCCGAGGAGCCGCAGCAGACGCCCCGGATGCGAAAGAGCGCCGGGTACCGCGCGCACCTCGACCTGATGAAGGGCCTGGCGGACTTCGACCCCAACGCCAAGGACTGACGCCGGAGGAGGGCGCCAACCCGGCGCCGAACGCCCCCGTCATCCGCGCGCCGCAGGCGGCCGACTTCACCATCGGCGCTGACCTGGCCCTCGGCGAGGGCGGCCAGAAGACCAAGTTCAAGAACAACGTCGCAGCGATCCGCCTGGCCAAGGAGTTCGAGGCCGACCCGGAGCGCTGGGCCACGCCCGAAGAGCAGCGCACGCTGGCGCGCTACGTGGGCTGGGGCGGGCTGGCGCAGGCTTTCGACGCCGGCAACGCCGACTGGGCGCGCGAGCACGCGGAGCTGAAGCAGCTGCTGACGCCCGAGGAATACGACGATGCGGCCCGCTCGACCCGCTACGCGCACTACACGAGCCGGGAAATCATCGAGGACGGCGTGTACGCCGCGCTGCGCCGCTTCGGCTTCACCGGCGGCAAACTGCTGGAGGCTGGCGCCGGCGTGGGCAACTTCCTGGGCCTGATGCCGCCTGACCTGCGCAGCAGCTCGCGCTTCACCGCCATCGAGCGCGATCGGCTGTCCAGCACCATCGCCCGCCAGCTGTACCCGCAGCAGAACGTGCAGCGGGCCGACTTCACCGAATTCAAGGGCTCCGACGGCTTCTTCGACGCGGCGGTGGGAAACCCGCCGTTCGCCAGCGACCCGCAGGTGGACGCCAGCGGGCGCAAACACCTGTCTGGCCTGAGCCTGCACAACTACTTCTTCGCCAAGGCGGTGGACATGCTGCGCGAGGGCGGCGTGCTGGCGCAGGTGGTGACCAACGCCTTCCTGGATGCCAAGGCGGACGCCGCGCGCCGCTACATCGCCGACCGCACGGTCTTCCTGGGCGCAATCCGGCTGCCCAACAACGCCTTCTCCAAGAACGCCGGGACGGAGGTGACCACCGACCTGATCTTCCTGCAGAAGCGCGCGGACGGCGACATCGGCAGCCGGGCGGCGAAGCTGGACGCACGGCGCTGGCTGACGGTCGGCGCGCACACGGACGCCAGGGGCCGCGTGGTGGCCCTGAACCAGTACTTCATCGACAACCCGGACATGATGCTGGGCGACTTCGGCGCCTACGGCACCATGTACCGCGGCGACATGCCCGCACTGGTGGCCCGCGATGGCCAGGACACCACCGCGCTGCTGCGCGAGGCCGTCGGCCGACTGCCGCAGGGCGTGTTCAAGTCGATCGCCGACACGGCCACCGCCGGCCTACACCAGGCCGCAATCGTGGCGCTGCGCAACCCGCAGGTGCAGGAGGGCGGCTACTACGTGGCCGAGGGCGGCCAGTTGATGCAGCGCCTGCCCGACCTGGGTGGCGAGGCCCGGGCCCAGGCCGTGACGCCTGCCACGGCGTGGACCGAGAAGACGACGCTGGGAGAGAGCGGCTACGCCCGCATCAAGGCCCTGTCCGAGATGCGCGGCACGCTGCGCGGCCTGATCGCCGCCGAGATGGCGGACGACGACAAGGGCATGGGCCAGCTGCGCGCCAAGCTGAACGAGCAGTACGACGCCTACCGGAAGGAGCACGGCCTCATCAACGACCCGAGCACGCTGCGCGTGTTCGAGGACGACCCTGACTACCCGCTGCTGGCCTCGCTGGAGCACGGCTACACGCCGGGCATCGGCCCCGCCGCCGCGAAGCGCCAGGGCATCAAGCCGACGAAGAGCACGGCGAAGAAGGCACCGATCTTTGATCGCCGGGTTGTGGCCGCGCGCAAACCCGTGCGGAAGGTGGACTCGCCGGCCGACGCGCTGGCAGTGTCCATGGCCGAGCGCGGCAAACTGGACGCCGACTACATCGGCAAGCTGCTGGGCCGCGACCCGGAGGAGGTGCTGCGCGAGCTGGCGGGCGGCGACAAGCCTGCGTTGTTCCGTGACCCCGCCACCGACGAATACGTGCTGCGCGACGCCTACCTGTCGGGCAACGTGCGCGCGAAGCTGGCGCAGGCCCGTGCGGCCGGCGTGATGGCCAACATCCGCGCCCTGGAAGAGGTGCAGCCCGAGGATGTGGGCGCGGGCCAGATCGTGGCGCGCGTCGGTTCACCCTGGGTGCCCACAAAGGTCTACGAGGACTTCGCCGGCCACCTCTTCGGCGAGGGAACCGCCGCCACCGTGCGGTACGTGCCGTTGAACAGCAGCTTCCAGATCTCGGTGAAGCCCGGCAACGAGGTGGCCTTCACCACCACCTACGGCACTTCGGCGGTGGATGGCGAAGCACTTCTCGCCGCGCTGCTGAACAACCGGCCCATCAAGGTCACCTACAAGGACAGCGAGGGTCGGACGCACGTCAACACCGAGGCGACCGAGCAGGCCAACAACAAGGCGCAGGAGATCAAGGACAAGTTCACCGACTGGCTGTTCTCGGACAGTGATCGCTCCGAGCAGCTGGTGCGCGCGTACAACGACACGAACAACAACTACGTCACCCGTGTCTATGACGGCAGCCTGATGGACTTCCCGGGCAAGGTGCCCGACGACATCATCAAGTTCCGCCGGCACCAGCGCAACGCGATCGCCCGCACGGTGCAGGACCGTACGGCGCTCTACGACCACGTGGTGGGCGCAGGCAAGACCTTCACGGTGGTGGCCAGCGCGATGGAGCTCAAGCGCACCGGCTTGGCGAAGAAGCCCATGGTGGCCGTGCCGAACCACCTGGTGAAGCAGTGGGCGGCCGACTTCTACCGCCTCTACCCGGGCGCCAACATCCTGACGGCCACGAAGAAGGACTTCGAGCGGGCGAACCGCCGGAAATTCCTGGCCAAGATCGCCACCGGCGACTGGGACGCGGTGGTGATCGCGCACTCGTCCTTCGGCTTCATCCGGCCGGCCCCTGAGTTCGAGGCCAGCTTCAACCGCCGCGAGATCGCCAAGATCGTGAAGACCATCGACCAGGTGGAGGTTGGCGGCGGTGACAAGGCGCAGAAGAAGCGCACGGTCAAGCAGTTGGAGGGCCTGAAGGAGCGGCTGGAGAACCGCATCAAGGCCCTGCGCGACAAGCCCATGGACGACCTGCTGGACTTCGAGCAGATCGGCGTCGACCAGCTGTTCGTGGACGAGTTCCACCTGTTCAAGAACCTGATGTTCAGCACCAAGATGCAGAACGTGCAGGGCCTGGGCGACAGCCAGGGCAGCCAGCGTGCCTATGACATGCTGGTGAAGATCAACCAGATCTTCGCGAAGAACGGCCGCGACCAGGGCTTCGTGGCGGCCACGGGCACGCCGGTGTCCAACTCGCTGGCCGAGATGTACCACATGATGCGGTACCTCATGCCGACGCAGATGCGCGAGCTGGGCTTCGAGTCCTTCGACGCTTGGGCTAACACTTTCGCGAGCGTCGATCAGGTGTGGATGCAGAAGCCGAGCGGCGACGGCTTCAAAGCCTCCGCGCGCATGGCGAACTTCGTGAACACGCCCGAGCTGCTGAAGATGTTCGACCAGGTGTGCGACACGGTCACCATGGACGACATCAAGGCCGCCTACGCCGAGGAGAACGATGGCGCAGACTTCCCGCTGCCGAAGCTGAAGGGCGAGCGGCGCACGCCGGTGTCGCTGGAGAAGACGCCGGCCCAGGAAGCCTACATGCGCGACCTGGCCGAGCGCGCGCGCGTGCTGGAAGCTCGAAAGGGCCCGCCGAAGAAGGGCGAGGACAACGTGCTGGTCATCATGGGCGACGGCCGCAAGGCGGCCATGGACATCCGGCTGGTGGATGTGGATGCGACCGCCCGCGAGCCCGGGAGCCGCGTGGACCGGGCCAGCGACGAGATCGCTGCCCGGTACCGCCAATTCGCCGGTGTGAAGGGCACGCAGCTGGTGTTCTCTGACCTCGGCACGCCGGTGAAGCACGCCAAGGCTGAACTGAAAGAGTACGAGGCCCTGCGCGAGCGCGTGGCCGCGGCGACTGAGGACGTTCAGGCCAGTGCCACGCTGGGCAACGAGGCCGCCCAGGCCATCGTGGAGGACGCCGAGGCGGCGCAGGCCGAGCTGGATGCCAAGGGCCCGGACTGGCTGGACGCCGTGCGCGCCGCGGAGCGCGGCTTCAGCGTCTACGACGACCTGCGCGCTGCGCTGGTAGAGAAGGGCATCCCCGCCGAGGAGATCGCCTTCATCCACGACTACAACACCGACGAGCAGAAGGCGGCGCTCTTCCGCAAGGTGAACGCGGGCGACATCCGTGTGGTGCTGGGCTCGACGCCGAAGATGGGCGCCGGCACCAACGTGCAGGAGCGGCTCGTTGCGCTGCATCACCTGGACGTGCCCTGGAAGCCTTCGGACGTGGAGCAGCGCGAGGGGCGGATCATCCGGCAGGGCAATGTGCTGGCGCACGGTCCCGCCGCGCTTCCGGGCTTCGAAGTGGAGATCCTGGCCTATGTGACCAAGGACACCCTGGACATGCGCATGTGGCAGGTGCAGGAGACGAAGCTGAAGATGATCAACCAGCTGCGCACCCGCAAGGTGGGCCGCGAGGTGGACAACGCCTTCGAAGACCTGGAACTGTCGGCCGGCGAGATGCAGGCGGCTGCCACCGGCAACATCGACCTGCTGCACGAGATCCAGCTGCGCACCGAGGTGAAAAAGCTCGAGCAGCGCAAGCGCGCGTTCGACGCCAGCCGCAACGAGCTGGCCAGCCGTCGGCGCCGCGCGGCCGAGGTGCTGTCGCGGCTGCCGCAGGAGATCGAGGTCGCCGCGCCGCTGGTGCGCCAGGTGCAGGAGTACCAGCAGGAGGCGCAGGCCCGGCTCGATGCGTTCAAGGCGACGATCGACGGCCGCGAGTTCACCAGCTGGCGCGACGCCCAGGACTACCTGCGCGAGGTGGACGACCGAAAGGTCGTCACAAAGGACAAGGACGGCAAGGATGTGGAGCGGGCCGCGCCCATCGATGTCACGATGAATGGCGAGCGCTTCACTGCCCGCGCCGCGCTGGCTGACGCCTTTTCCGAGCTGCGCGGGGACCTGGAGCCCATCGTCTGGGCGGTGGGCGACATTGAATACCGCCGCCGCGCCAAGATTCAGACCGCCATTCGGCAGCCCGTGGTCGACGCGATCGCCGACCAGACCGAGAAGAGCCTGGGCACCGTCGCCGGCTTCGAAGTGCGCGCCGAGGGCCAGGTGACGGCGCGCGGCAACGAACTGGAGGTAGTGCTGCGGGACGGCGACAAGGTGGTCGCTTCCCGGTCTGGAGAGGTGCTGGATTCGATGCAGGGCCCTGCGCAGGTGGTGCGCTGGGTGGATGGCATGCTCAACAGCATCGTGTCCGAGCAGAGCTACCTGCAGAAGCGCCTGCAGCGCGCGCAGAAGGAGCAGGCCGACCTGGAGAAGACGCAGGACGTGGGTAGCTGGCCGGACACGGCGAAGCTGGAAGAGGCCCGCGCGCGCCACAAGGAGGTGCTTGGCCGGTTGTCCGGGAAGGGTGCCAAGGCCGACGCCGAGCCCGGGGACACGCCGGCCTTCAGCCGCGGCGTCGGTGCCGGCCTGGGGGTGGAACAGGTGCGGCAGGCTGTCGATGCGCTGACGCGAGGCTGGACCAACGCACCGGAGATCGTGGTGTTGGAGAGCATGGCCGACCCGGCGGTGCCGGGCCCGGTGCGCACGGAGAACGAGGGCCAGCAGGCCCGCGGCGCGATGGGCGAGCCCGAGGGCTTCTTCTACGGCGGCAAGGCCTATGTGCTGGCCGGCCAGATGAACACGCCGGAGGACGTGGCCCGCGTGGTATTCCACGAGGTGTTGGGCCACCACGGACTGCGCGGCGTCTTCGGTGACGAACTCGGCACCGTGCTGTCGCAGCTGGTAGGCGTGCGCCGCGGTCAGGTGATGCTCAAGGCGGTGCAATATGGCCTGGATCCGACGAAGCCTGCGCATCGGTTGATCGCGGCCGAGGAGGTGCTGGCGGAGATGGCGCAGACCGCGCCAGAGATGGGTTTTGTGAAGCGCGCCATCGCGGCCATCCGCACCTGGCTGCGCGCCCACGTGCCGGCGCTGCGGTCCCTGCGCATGTCCGACGATGAGATCGTGCGTGACTTCATCCTGCCGGCGCGCCGGTTCGTGGAGCGCGGTGGACCCAACGGGCCGGACGGCCCCGCCGGCGGAGTGCCGGCGTTCAGCCGCGGCACGGCGCAGGGCGCCGCTGCCCAGGGCCTGAACGACACCCGCGACTTCCGCGAGAAGGCGCAGAACATGGTCAACGACCTGTTCCGCTCGCCCGGCGTGGTGTCGTGGTGGCACAAGTCGGTGGGCACCATGCATGACCTGGCCGAGCGCTCGCCGGTCTTCAAGCGGGTCTACGATTCGGTGCAGCGCTTCCTGCAGGACGTGAGCTACTACGCCACCGAGGCCGCGGACCTGGCCCCGCGCATCCTGCCCAAGCTGGACACGCTGGCCGACCTGAAGAAGACCGCCTTGTCCGCCGATGACACCAAGGCCCTGAGCCGACCGGTGTTCGAGGGCACGCTCCTGTGGGGCCGCGACGAGAACGGCAAGCTGGTCAAGGTGGCCGATGGAGGCACCGAGGAGACCGGCACGGTGTTCACCGATGCCGAACTGAAGGCGGAATTCGGCCTGACGCCCGATCAGATCGGGCTCTACCGCGAGTTCCGGGCCGCGACCGACAAGAGCCTGCAGCGGCTCGGCCAGGCCGAGATGCTGCGCTTCGGCGGCCGGGACACAGAGGCGCTGCGCGACATGGTGATGGATTCGCCAACGGCCGATGACGCGGCGAAGCTGCTGCGCGAGCACCTGGAGCTGGCCGCCCGGGAGCAGCCCGAGCGTGCCGATGTGCTGCTGGACACCGCCGATCGCATCGATGAGAAGGCCCAGCGCATCAGCGACCTGGTGCGCCGCGGCTACGCGCCGCTGTCCCGCTTCGGCGCCTACACGCTCGACGTGGTGGATGCCAAGGGAGAGCGGGTGTACTTCGGCATGTTCGAGAGCCGGCTGGAGCGCGGGGCCATGGCGCGGCGCATGCGCGCCAACTTCCCGGATGCCACCTTCACGATGGGCACCAACTCCGAGCAGTCGTACAAGCTGTTCAACGGCATCACACCCGAGACGCTGGAACTCTTCGGCGAGATGGTGGGCCTGGAGGCCGAGGGCGATGCCGCGCAGCACCAGCTCTTCCAGCAGTACCTGAAGCTGGCCAAGTCGAACCGCAGCGCCATGAAGCGCCTCATCGAGCGCAAGGGCATCGCGGGCTTCAGCGAAGACGCGGGCCGTGTGCTGGCCGGCTTCGTCTACTCGAACGCGCGGCTCACCTCGCAGAACCTGCACCAAGGCGAGATCACGCGGGCGACCAACGACATCCCAAAGAGCGAGGGGCAGCTGAAGGACATCGCGGTCAAGCTGACCGACTACGTGCGAAACCCCCAGGAAGAGGCGCAGGCCCTGCGCGGGCTGCTGTTCACCCAGTACCTGGGTGGCTCGATCGCCTCGGCGATGGTGAACATGACGCAGCCGCTCGCGGTGACCATGCCCTACCTGTCGCAGTGGGGAGGTGTGCGGGCGGCCGCCGGCCAGATGCGGGCCGCCCTGCAGGACGTGCTGCGCAAGAGCACGGGAGACGCGCGGCTCGACGCGGCCCTGAAGCGCGCCGAGGCCGAGGGCATCGTGGCGCCGCAGGAAGTGCACCAGCTGCTGGCGCAGGCCCGCGGGCAGGCTGCCCTGAAGTCGGGCGACGGCACGTTCGCCGGCAACGCTCGCGCCATGGCTTCGAACAGCCTGAGCAAGCTGGGTGTGGCCTGGGGCAAGCCCTTCAGCCTGGCCGAGCAATTCAACCGTCGCGTCACCTTCATCGCGGCCTACCGCACCGCGGTGCAGGCAGGCATGGCGGACCCCGCCGCCTTCGCCGAGAAGGCAATCCGCGACACGCAGTTCGTCTACAACAAGGGGAACAAGCCGCAGTGGGCCCGCGGCGCAGTCGGCGGGATCATCTTCACCTTCAAGCAGTACAGCATCAGCTACACCGAGTTGCTGCACCGGCTGGCCACCCAGGGCGGGCCCGAGGGCAAGCGCGCGGCGGCCTTCATGCTGGCGATGCTCTTCCTGATGTCCGGCGCCGGCGGCCTGCCGTTCATGGAGGACGCCGAGGACCTGGTGGACGGCATCGCCCAGCGACTGGGCTACGCCTTCAGCACCAAGCAGGCGCGCCGGCAGTTCCTGATCGACGTGCTGGGGCAGGGCGCCGGTCAGTTCGTGGAGCGCGGCGTGTCAGGCGTGCCGGGGGTGCCCATCGACGTGGCCGGCCGCCTCGGCATGGGCAACCTGCTGCCGGGTACCGGCCTGCTGACGCAGAAGCGGGACCACACGAGCGACGTGGCCGAGTTCCTGGGCCCTTCCGCCGACTTTGCGAAGCGGGCCTTCCAGGGCACGGAGAAGCTGCTGTCGGGCAATCCCTACGAGGCCGGCCAGTTGTTCGCCCCACGGGCGGCCGAGGCCCTTCGCAAGGGCATGGAGATGGCCATCGACGGCCAGTACCGCGACTCGCGCGGGCGCAAGGTCATCGACACCGACTTCGGCGAGGCCGTGTCCAAGATGATCGGCTTCCAGCCGGCGGACGTGGCGCGTGTGCAGGAGGCCAGCAGGGCCACCCAGGGCATGGTGGAGCAAAATCGGCTCGCCAAGCAGAACTTCGCGGATGACATGGCCAAGGCCGTCTACGAGAGGGACTACGACCGGCAGCAGAAGGTGCGCGAATCCGTGCGCGAGTGGAACCTGCGGAACCCCCACTCACCCATCAGCCTCGACATGGCCGCCGTGCGGCGCCGCGTCGTCGCCATGCGGGCGGACAAGGCCAAACGGATCGAGCAGGCAGCGCCCAAAGCCATCCGTGCGGAAGTGCGCAAGCAGTTGGCGGAGAACTCATGAATCTGTCGGGAGCCAGCGTGTTGCTGGGGCTGGTGGTGGTGGCGGCTGTGGATTGGCGGGTCGCCGTCGGTATGGCGGCCATCGGGGCTGGAATCTGGTGGTGGATGCGGCACTGACAGGCCGTCACACCTCTTTGAACTCCAGCGAAGCCGGATCACCGTCGGGCGTGCCGAGAATCGCATTCGCCGCCGCCTGTGCTTGGCCGAAGATCTGGGCGATGAGAAATTCTTCCTCGGTTGGTTTGTAGGCGTCGTCGCACCCGGCCTCGGTGTAGGCGATGTGGGCTGCCTCTGCCAGCCACGCTCGGTAAGGGTCAACATCGGCGCGCTCCAGCACCGCGCGAGCAGCGGCGAGCGCTGCTTGGATCCGTTCCGGGGTCGCAGGGGGATAGAAGATGTCCAGATCGATCATGACCGCGCTCCTTCGGGTGCTGCGTCGAATGTTTCCACGGGCGCCAGTTTTAGCAGGCTACGCGCCTCTGTGACGGTTCCCGCGAGCCATTGATCCCAGTCTGCCCGCTCGAGCGGGATCACGCTGCGTTTGTCCTGGGCGTCCGGGCCCAGCTTCGGATCTGGCTTGTGCATGCGACGCATCAGCGGGTGCGCGTCAGCGTTGATGGTCAGCATCGTGTAGCTCTCGTGGACCTCGCCTGTTGCCTTGTCGGTCCAGATATTCCAAAGACCGGCCAAGCCCCATGCATCGCCATCGGCGCGGCGGAACGTCCACCATTGGTTTTTGCCGGTCTCCCAATTCGGCTCATCGAAGCTGAGCGCTGGGATGATGCAGCGCTGGCCGCGCTTCCACGGATCCTTGAAGGTGGCCTTGGCCTCGAGTTCTTCGGACCGCGCATTGTTGGTGCTGTATTTGAGCTTCGCCTCCTTGGCGAACCACGGGATCAAGCCCCATGCGCCGACGGCCAACTCTCGCTCGTAGCCCACCTCCCCACGCGCACGGCGGATGAATGGTCCCTTGCTACGCGGGAAGATCTGTCTAGGCCAGGGGATCGGGTTGGCGCGGCCGATGTGGAACAGACGTTCCATCTCCAGCTCGTTTGGGGCGACGTAGCGGTTGCACATATCACCATTCTGAACCAACAAGATTCGGTTAGCTATCCTAATTCTGAAATCAGGAGTTTTATAAATATGACTATCTTTTTTAAATGCTGTGTCGACAAAGATCACAATTAGCGGTTAAGATAGATACAGGCGAATACATCGCCGAGCCACCAAATGGCCAAATTTGGATTAACTTTTATAAAGGATGTATATGTTATTAATTTCTTATTCTTTCGATCTAGACACCGTCGCCATGCGAGCAGCTGGCCTGTCCGATTCCGAAGTTGCTGGCGCCTATAAAGAAATGGGCCGAGCGATGAAGGAAATCGGACTTCCGATTCACGCGCAGGAGTCTGTGTATGTGGGGGAAGGGGAGCCGGATGAAATGGCCGAAAAAATCACCCAGGAACTCCCCACTCTCGCGCCGGTAGCGTCCCGCTTCATTAAGAGGTCCATGATTGCAACTATTTCCGACTATCAGCCGCGCGTGGGGCGTGCCAGCGGCCCACACTTCCATCGGGGACATATGCATTGATGCGCTGAAGTAAACGGCTACCCCCCTTGTCCCGCCTCGCCCCCGCGGGACAGAATGCCTGAGCACACCTACCGGGGCTTGCGGTCCATCAAGGGCCTCAATGTCCACCCCCACCACGGCGCCGGCCGGAACCGGCAACCTCCTCAACATCCTGGCGCAGGAGCCGTCCAGCGTCGTCCAAGCGCCTGTAACGAAGGCCGCAACAGCGATCGTCTCGGCCACCGGCGCGCAGGTCATCGATTCGGCCGAGCGGGGGGCCAGCGTCTTCACCGACCTGCTCACGCTCACCTGGCCCAACCTTGCCGCGGCCGCTGCCTGCCTCTACTCGCTGGCGCTGCTGTTCGAGTTCTGCTGGAAGCGCTTCTGGCGGCCGTTCTTCGAGCGCGTCGGCTGGATCAAGCCGAATCCCCGCCTCGTGCTCACGCTCGAGGAATGGGCCGCCATGCGGCCGGGAGGCGACGACTGATGGCCACCCGCGCCCAGCGTCTCGGCGCCGCCACGCTGGCGGCAGCTGCCCTGGCCGCCCCCTTCGAGGGGTTGCGACAGTACGCCTATCGGGATCCGGTGGGCATCCCCACCATCTGCTTCGGCAGCACACGCGGCGTGCAGATGGGCGATTTCAAGACCAAGGCCGAGTGCGATGCATTGCTTACGGCGGAGATGGCCGACGCCATCAGCACCGTGGAGCGCTGCGTGCCCGGCCTGCCGGTCAACATGCTGGCCGCCTGGGGCTCGGCGGTCTACAACCTGGGCCCGACGCTCGTGTGCGACCAGCGCCGGTCTACTGCGGCGCGGCTGCTGGCGGCGGGCCGCCTGCTGGAAGCCTGCGACCAGCTACCGCGCTGGAACCAGGCGAAGGGCTTCGTGCTGCCCGGCCTGACGAAGCGCCGCGCGGCGGAACAGGAGGTGTGCCGTGCCTGA